GGTTGTCCTGCCAGAACTTCTCAATCATGGCCGCCAAGGCGTTGGCATCCTGGCCCGGAAGTCCCATGCCCATGTCATCGAACTCCTGCGGCATAAACTTCTTAGACGATTTGAAGTCAACCAGTTTGACGCCGGACTGCACGCCAGACTGCCAGCAGTCCTTGAGCTTCTGGGACACGCCATCGGCCGAGATCACTTGCGGCTTGCCGACGCACTTGGGCTTCCAGTGACCGGCCCATGCATCCCAGTTGCAGTAGACCGGGTTGTAGCCCAGTTTCTGAATCCCGACCAAGGAGACATCACGGGTCATGGTCACATCTTCGGTCGATGCCTTGTTCGACGCATAGATGTCCGACCACTCATAGTAAAACCATGGCTTGTCTTCTGGTTTCTTCGGCTCGGTCAGCTCAAAGACCCGCATGTCGTACATGATTAGCCCGGTCGGAAGCGCAGCGCATTCCTGAATGCCCGCCATCTTCACAGCCGTGTGCCGGTCGTACATCTCCAACTGAAAGTCGGGATTGGGGTTGCCGTTCTGTTGGTTCTGCCAGCGGAATACGTACACACATTCCACCGGGGGAGGACCGCAGTACGGCGCCCCGATGATGCACGGCCCCTTGTGGTAGTGCTCCACCAGAAAATCGAATGATGTCTGGAAGAACGGCTTGGCGTCGGGCTGGCCGGCGTACTTGTCCGGCTTCATGTCGCTGTCCACCATGACCAGGACATCGACGCCGTACTCCCGGGCTTGGAGGACAGCCCGGTTGCGGGTCATGGTGATCGGCGTATCCGCAAGATTCCAGATGCGGATTTCGCCTACTCGCGAGTCCTTGGAGAGATCAACGACGAGCGGGGTCATCCACTCCCTGATGTCGGGGACTTCCGAGGAGATCCCGCCGTTGCCGCCGTAGCTAAACGTAACAATGCCGACGTTGAACTTCTGTTGCATGTGTCACCTTGGGGGGGTAGGTGGACAAGTATACATCAATGCGACAGGTATCGCTACCGCCGTCGCTGGGTGGCGGCCAACGTCTGCTGGCGAGCGCGGTTCATGTTCGTCCTTGCCCGGTTTTGCGTAGCGGTGCGGCGCCGGGCCTCGGATGCGTATCGCTGCATCTGCTGGGCTTCCCGCTGCTCAAAGACCCGCTGCGGAGTCCGAGGATTAATGTTGGAGGGCCTTTGCGTTGCTGGCGGCCCAGACACGGAACCGGTATACATCGCCCGTTCTGCGGCAGCACGCTCGCGGTGGGCGGCCTCCTGCTCCCGGTAGCCGCCCGTGTAGATACCCGGCCCGCCGCGCCGCTGCTCGTTAGGACGCAGCGTCTCTCGTCGCTCCTGCGCCGCCTGGCGAGGCACTACGCCCCACATCACATCGTTCCGCAAATCCCTGCCTCGCGGATCTGGCGGCGGGGAGTAGTCATCCATGGATCGCGTTAGCCGCTGCGGCTGCCGGGCAAACTGTTGGTTGTAATTTATTTGCTGCTGGAGTTCCGGAGGAAGTGATGCCCATGCCGCAGAAGCCTGCTGCCCAGTCAATAGTTCTTGCTGCTGCTGGGCCGGCGATTGCTGGGGCCGGAAGTTCGCCAGGTAATCTTCGTAGGTGCGGAAATCGTCAACATCGGGCCGGCGGTCCCGGCTGAGCCTGTTCTTGATAGCCGAGAACTCATCGGGAGTTACCGGCCGCCGCCCCAGTCCAGGTGCTTGCTGGGCCATTCCGGCCTGTGGATTTGGCTGGTACTGCTGGGGGAAGGATTGCTGCTGAAGCGCCGGCAGGGCTTGCGGCTGACTCGCAAACGGATTCCTCCAGCCATCCTGCACCATCTGCTGGGCGCTTTCGTACGCCGCAAGCGGGTTCAGGCGTCCGAACTGCTGCCGCTCCATTCCCTGAGCCCGCTGCTGGTTTAGCGCTTGTGCCATCGCCCCCTGCTGGGCGGCCATGGCGGAAGGGTCGGAGTACTGCCGGCCAGTCCAGTCGGTTCCACGGAACTGAAACGTCGGCATTGGGATGGCAGCCTGCCCATACTGCTGCGAGGAGGCATACGGGCTCTGCTGCGGCTGGGCCTGGCCGGGCGTGGCAAATGTATTGGCCATCAGCGATCCTCCTGCGGTTCCGTAGTCATGGGGACGAGGTACTGGAGCATCCGAAGACGCTCCATGTCCTCATAGGGCTCGGCAGCGCGAGCCTCGGCAATGAGTAGCCGGAGAAAATCCAGGTTCTGAATGGCTGCTTGTTCGTTCATATATGGAAACAGCCGGCGGAGGTTCCCCCCCGGCCGGCTGCCCCCCGAACCCCCGAAGGGGAAGACTCAAATCTGGACAACGCTGGCGAGGATGCTCACGTTGTTGGTCGTCCCCGACACCACGCGGCCGATGCGACCGACCTGCGGGGCCACAGTCACATTGACCGTCGCGCCGTAGCCGCCCGTGCCAGCCGAATCCGTGGCGTTGGTGGTGTGAGCCGTGACCGCAGCCACAACGTCACCCACCGCCACCGTCTGGCTCACCAGCAGCTCAGTCGGACCATCAACCGTCACCCAGAACACATCGTTCGCGGCCACACCGGCGGTGGGCAGGAACTCATCGACCACACCGGCCACCACATCGTTGGTCAGGCGGGTGTAGCCGCTGACCTCAGAGTAGCTGCCGGCCGCGAATGCAACCGCCCGCTTGGGAGCGAGCGACTGGCCCGAGCTGTTGCGGACAGCCACGCAGGTCTTCAGGCGATTGCTCCGGACCTTGCCCGTCTTGGGGTCAACGTCCGGGAATACCTTGACCGCACCAACCCAGCCAGTGCCGTCCGTAGCGGACGAGACGCCAAGCGTCTGACCCAGAGCGAACGGCGGATCAACGTACAGACTCATCTTCGATGTTCTCCTTGGTCAGACGATCAGCTTGAAGAAGTTGCGCGGGCTCTTGAACTTGAGATTCCCGAGCGTGGACACCACATAACGAAATTGCTGCGTGAGTTCATCGTAGAATGGGCCCTCGCTCACCATGAGCTGGTTCTCCATGCAGAGGAGTTCGATGTTGCCCACCGCCAGGCCGTAGCCCGTGTTGGCCGGGACCGAGTTCTCCGCCGACACCTCAACGCCGTCCAGCTCAAACACATCCGTGAAGCCGTAGCTCCGCAGCCCGTTCTGCCGGCTGACGATCACCCGCTCCTTGGCGTCCAGCGTGTTGAGGAAGTCGATGAACAGCCGGCGGTCCAAGAGGACCATGTCCACCTGATCTTCCTTGGTGTCGTTGCGCCGGGTCTGGTGAAGCGCCTCGCGGACGGCCTTCACACAGTTGTCCTTCCAGGTGCTGGCACCGAAGTAGGACGAGTCCGCGTTCACAATCACCGGAGAGAAGAAGTCGAACTCCGGATCGCTGTTCCCGTTCGGCCAGAAACCCTGCGTCGTCGCACTGCCACCGTACGCACCCAGGACGGTCGAAAGACCGGCGTAGGTGTCGTTGGGGTAGTAGAACGGGTCAGCCGCATTGGCCGACCGAGCCGTGGCCCCAGTCTGCGTGGCGTCAATCGTCTGGGTGGCACCCATGAACGATTCGATGCCGTGGAACCGGAGTTCGTTGCCGGCGGCATAGCCGTCCTGCACCCACTCCTTGGCGAGGTACTGCTCCATCGAAGTCAGGAGCCGGCTCGCCATCTTACCAGCGACATTGACAAGCGCCTGGGCCGAGCGGTTCTCAAGCATCTCTCGCTTGTAGATCGCGTCGGTCACCTGTGCGCCCCGGTACTCCAGTTCCAGCTTCTTCCAGAGATTCTCGCGGGCGAAGTTGCGAGGAGTCTCACCGTTGTTACCGGACGGATTGTGGTTCCGGTACTGGATTTCCCAGTCGAAACCGCGGCCACTCATGTTGGTCCGGATCTGCCCGGCACCTTCCAAAGCGGCAAAGAACTTGTACTTACGAAGCGACGCAATCTCCTCTTCCCGGAGGTGATTTACAATCGTCGTCGCAATTGAACGAGCCCAATCAACACTGCTGCTCATCAGATGACTCCATCAGTTACGAGCTGGCTTTTCAGCCGTTCTTCAAAACTCATCCTCTGGCGCGGTGCCCGAGGCTCACTGGTTCCTGCACTCCGATTCGGGGTCCGGGTTGCACGCTCCCGAAGGAACTGCATGTTCTGTTGTGCCACTGGGTCAGCCGGGGGTGCCGGTGGCGCAGCCGGCTCGGCGTAACCCTGCGCCGGTGCGGCGGAGAGCTGCTGGTAGCGGAGATTCAGCAGGTCACGCTGGAGCATCGAAGTGGCGTACTTCCAGCGGGCCTCGGGGTTGGAAATCCCGATCTCGGAAGCCTGCTGGATATACGCCTGGATGGCGCGACCCTCTTGGCTCACCTGGCCGGTCTGGTCGTACAACCAGTCGGCGTTCTGCTGCTCCAGCGACTGCACGTAGTTCTTGGCCGTGTACTGCCCGAGCTGGGCCTGAACGAGTTCCTCGGCCTTCTGCCGGGCGACATCCTCAATGAAGGGCTTGAGGGTGTTCTCGGGATCCGTGACGAACTTGCGGGCGAAGTCGGCCGTGTAGGCCTGGTACTTCTGGAGGGCGACCTTCGCCTCATACGGGGCGTCGGGGGCGATGACCTCCTTGCCCGTGGACGGGTCGCGGATGATCCATGACTTGTAGGACTCATCGACGGAGGGCGGGTTCCACCACTTCGGCTTCTCGGCAGGCTTCGGAGCTTGAGCGGCAGCCTGGGCGGCTTTCCACTGCTCATAGGCCTGCTTGTTCTGCAAGTACTCAGTGGCATGGGGGATGATGCTCTGGTACTGCTGGAGCTGACGCTGGGCCTCGCCGTACCCGCTGTACGCCTGGTACAGGTTGCGGGCGATGGTCAGGTCATCCTGATTGGCGAAGTCAGGGAGCGACTTGAAGGCCTCATACGGGGTGGTGAACCCGCCGTACTCCGAACCGGACGCCTGCGGCGCCTCAGAAACGGGCGCTTCCGCTACGGGAGCCTCGGAAACCGGCGCTTCGTTAAGAACTTCTTCGTCTGCCATAGTCTCATAGAACCTTGGGGGGAGAGGTTTCTATGGGACTAATGGGATGGATGGGGCCGAAATGTTACACCTAGCCCTTGCTAGCGTTGCTCCATCGCCGCACCCGCAGCCACAGGTGCCATGATTCCGTACTTCCGCAAGATGCGGATGGAGTCTTCGGTGCCGGGATACGCCACAAAGTTAGTGGCGCCTTCGTCTATGTAGACGTGCCCAGGCACTCCTGCCTTTTGTAGCGTTTCCGACGCCACTCGCATTTGATCCGCGTGCGGCATGTTGGTGCCGGTGCGTCCAGCCAGGGTCCAGTACAACTCCTCGCCGCTGTTCCTCCAGTCGCTGCGCTCCATCAGGCGGCGCAGGTCTTTGCCAAGCAGGGAGTCAGCCGCAGCTAAAACATTTTCTGGCTGCTCTTGCAGCGGCGCGCTCCATCGCAAAAGCTGATCCCGCGAGAATGGAAGCTCTAGTTCGTATGTTCGGCCGCGCGGGAACTCTCTTTGCAGTCTGCTGGAGACGGCCTCTGCCGCGTCCATCATGCGCCGGGCCCCTTCGGCGTCACCCTTGCGTGCGAGATATCTCGCGCTTCGCACTACATTCGCCAACCCCCTCCGGCGAACAACGGTGTTATTCGCGCGATACCACTGCGCGTTTGGCTCAGACCTGGTTGTGTACAGCCCAAACCCCTCCAGCAATGGCCCCTCGCCCTTGCCGACCATGGACATGTCCACCTTGTCCCAGTCATACGGGCTCCCATGATACGCCCGGATGTACTTGGGCGTCTCGGCTTGGGGGGCGATGGCACGGATGATGTTGTCTAGGGACCCGGGCCCAGCCATTACCGCAGCCTCCCGATCAGGGTGTCCTGCCGGGCCTGCTCCTCGGCCAACTGTTTCGCACGGAGTTGTGCCGCCATGCCGATACCCGTCATCACCTGGCCGGGGGCGAACTCAATGCCGAGCTGCTTGGCAATGGGGAGCAGGCGGCCGGTCTTACTGGCTGCTGCGATCCCCGGCGCATCGAAGACTGGGTTGAACAGATCGTCGGTCGCCATTCCAAGGAAGTAGGCGGGAGTCTCGGGGACCCCCTGGCCCATGAAGTAGTCCTTGCCTTCTTGGAGATCGACTGCCTGGGCTTCTCGGGAGAGATTCCCGTACTGGGCGGCGTCGTATGGGGTCACTCCGTAAGGGGTTTTGGCATAGCCCATCATGCCCCAGTTGGTCTGGTCGTCCAGTTCCTTCCGGGCGTCCTTCATGTCCGACCAGGCAGAGTGGCCCTGCTCAACTGGCAGGGCGTAGCCGGCCGCCTCGGCTAATGCTTGTCCTGGGGCCGTGAAGGTGTTGAGTGCGTAAGAGAAGTTCTTGCCTGCGTCTGGGAACTGCCGGGCGGGCTCTGATCCCAAGATGCTGCTGGTCACATAATCCGCCGCATTGCCGACGTTTTCCCCAGCGGCATAGAGCATCGCCGGGAGGGACTGGCCCCAAGTAAGCGCGGTATTGACCGGGGAGCCCTCACCCAGAACGCCAGTGGATTCCGTGGCGCTATTGAGGCTGTCCCGATACCCGTCCTTGTTGGTGGCGTAGGCGTACATGTCCATCGCCAGCTCTTCCGGGAGTTGCCGCCAAGAGGACGGCCACATGCCATTCACCGGCTGGCCGTGTTCAGCCAGCATCTGCTCCATGAGATGGGCCTGCTGCCGGCTCGCATGCCGAGCGTTGTCCATCTTGGGCCGACGGAAGGGATTGGTCAGCCGGCCCTGCATCTCCCGCACAAGCTCGCGGGTATCCATGGACTCCAGGTCCTTGCGTTCCAGGGAGTCGGCGTCAGCTATCGCTTGGCGTGGGTCAGCCATCAGCAGTTCCAAGCGCGGAGGCTCTTATTGATCCGGCTATTGGGATCGTTTGCCGTTTCCTTGCTGGTCAGCTTTTCCTTCATGCCCTTCATCCGGGCACAGAAGGAGTCCCGGCGAGGGCCGCCTTGCGGCTGGGGGGGCTTGAGATTGGCCCCGTGCTCACGGTTGTATGCAGCTCGCCCACGGGCGTTGAGCCCGCCGTCCGGGTCTTGGCCTTCCTTGCGCGCCCAGACCTCAGACCGCAGCCTGCGAATCTTATCCCCGTCCCTGTCCACTCAGCTTCCTCCACTGCTTGGCATCGGGGTAGTCCTTGTCGCCGGGCTTGGCTGGTTTCTCACCACGTTCACGTTTCGCCCGGATGTTGTCCCACAGGCCTCGCTTCAACTGGCGGACCTTGTCACCGTCCCGATCCATCAGCGACCCTCTTGGTGGCTGTAACTGACGTTGCCAGTCGCCACTGGATACACAGGAATGCTTGCCCGGCCCGGCAGGTTCCGCATCTTCAACTGATCCAGCAACTGGCGAATGAGCGCGGCTTCGGGATCGTCCCGGGCTTCATCGGCCGCGAGCTGGCTGTGGACCTGCTGCGTGCGAGCGAACTCCCCCGGGCCCGCATACAGCATGCCCGGCCCGGAATACACCGTCCGGCCAGCCGCATCGACGCCGGCTCCGGAACGAGCCAGAAAGTTATTCAACCGATCACTGGGACGATCCATCAGCTTCTCCTAAGCAATAACGCCAGCCTGCCGGAGCTGGGCAAGCAATCCGCGGATCGCTTGCCCATCGTCCCCGGCGGGACTGATCTGGTTTGCCGCAGGCTGCATCATGGCAGGCATCGGCGGAGGTTCCTTGCCCATGTAGCCCCGGTGCCAATTCCTGGCGCGTTCCGTGACCATGCGACGACGAAACTCCGGATCAGCCGCAGCCCTGGCCCGCAAGTCCTGCATGGCCTGTCGCTGGTTCTCATACATGTCCGGGCTGTTCCCGGCGACACGCATCGCAGACGCTACATCGAATGGCATGAGGAACTCCTACCGACCAATGCCCTTCTTGCGGGCTCGGCGTATCGCCAGGCGGATCAACGTCTTTCCGGCCAAGGAGATGTAGGGCAACTTTCGCTTGCGGCTTTCTTCCGCCAGCCAGCCGTCAAGGGTGTCGATGTTCTCCTCGCACCAGTCGCAGCCCTTTTGATCCATGATCCTGGCCCGCTTGTTGCAGGAGCAGTTGGGTTTTGCGACTATCCCAACGGTCTTCAGGAGGGCCTTGAGTTCGGTTCCGGGGCCGGATGCAACCTTGGGCGGCACGTATGACCCACACTTGGCATGCACCCTGCCTGCGGGGGCGCGGCAGACCCGCCCGCAGACCCGGCAGGTAGCGAGGCCGTCGGAATATGTGAAGTCACACTCCCGTGACGGAGATGGTTGCTGTTCCACCCAATACCCCGAAGTTTGAAGCCACCGTTGCGGTTCCACTGAAATCACTGCAATCCAAGAGGAGGCTGCACTGGTGTGGGATTCTGGCTGGCCCGTCCTCGTCGTAGGATGCGGACCCCGTCACGGAGAACCCGTTCTGGGACGTGCCAGAAATCTGAATGCTGGCCGTCTGCCCGCCGGGCGCCGTGTTGTAGTCAAACTCTACGCTAGCTGTGATGGTGAATCCGGTGAAGGTAAACGTAGCCGAGTCCCCAGCAACGCAGTCCAAGTCCACCACGTACGACGAGTTGATCAGGCCCTCAACCTCGGCGTCCGTTCCAGCGTCACCGGAGTTGCAGGTCACCCCAGACACCGTGACCGTCACCTGCGTCGGAGTTCCTCCAGCGCATACCGTGTTCCCAGTGAGCGGATTTTCAGGCAAGGTCCTGTCACATGGGAAAGAGCCTGCCTGGGGCGGGTTGGTTTCCACTACGCATTCATACTCCCCGCCGCAGTCCCCAAGAGCATCGACACAAACGTAGTTCGGACACGCCTCCTCCTGACAGACCCCATCGCAGCAGTTCTCGCCCTCGGCACAGCGTTCCGTGGGAGTCCCGTCAACACACTTCTCGCACTGCGTGTGATCCGCAGGCGGGTCGCAGGGGCACTCGTCCAGACTGACGCCCGTGCATTCCGTGCCAGGACCCTGCCAGTCCCCATTCAGGTCCTCGCAGTCCTCGCAGGTTTCAAAGCTGCATGTGGGCGTGCCGGCGAATTCGTAGCAGCAGGCACCCTTACAGCAGTTGCACTGGCAGGCCATAGGGCTACTCCTCGCCGTAGTCGATGTCCAGCCACCAGATGTCGTCGGTCAAATCCCACATACCGACCATTGCGACACAACGCGGACAACCAACGCATTTCACGCAAAAAGTGAAACACCCCCACGCGCCATGCGGAGCGGCGACACGCGGGAAATGGGGGAAAAACCACGTGGGGGCTAGAGGGGTGAAAAAATCCAGGGGTGGATATGACCTGATAAGCGCGACGCAACTGGGGGCCTCTGGGGGTGTGTCTCTTGCCTCGGGCATTCGTCGCAAGTCTAGGAGCGGTAAGGGTTTACGGTTGCGGGGAACTAGCAGTCCGCACTTTGCAACTCAGTTGCAAGTAGAAAATGCCCGGGGAAACCGCGGCCGATAGGTTGGCATGCATCGCCCCTCCCCCTGCGCATAAAAAAGCCCCGGGAAGCCCTCAAGCCTCCCGGGGCGATGCTAGACGCTGTGGGCTTCGCTCACTCCGCAGCGAACCCGCAAGCCTCCCGGACCAACTCCCGCACCCCGGGAAGCCCCAGCCGCTTGGCGAGCCGATAGGCTTTCCGGCCTAATGCGGGACTGTGGGCGATCCGCTCGGCCGCTTCTGCCACGCTCGCCGGGGTGAACTGCGCTCGCTCCCGGGCGGTTTCCCGGCGGCGGATCATTCCCTCCGTTGTCGCCCGGTTCGCCGCTCGCCGCTGGCCGGTTCGCCCCTGCCATCGGCTGCGCTCCATAAAGCGGCGCACCCCGGCAAGAGCCGAAAAGTGTGCCCCTCGGGGAATCCGATTCGTCCTATTCGTTCGCCAGAATAGGTAGGCCGCGCTCGCCGCTTCCTGCGCTCGCTCACGGATTCCAGCCCGTTCCAGTTTAGTGCGGGCCTCCGGAATCATATCCCGGTAGGCCGCCGCTTCGAAGTAGCGCAGCACCCCCTCATGGTATTCCGGGGCGAGGTCCGCCGGATCGTAGGCTTCGCGTGGATAGTTGCAGTAGGCTCCGATCATTGCCATGGGAAACATTGTCATACCCTCCGGTATAGGCTCGCGGGGTATCTGCCCCGCGTCACAAGTATTAGATCATATCGGCGGGATAGTTCAAGCCCCTTAAAACTCGGCCGAAAAGATTTTCGGAATATTTTTTCGGGTGAGCGGCCTATATATAACGGCGAGCGAGCGAGTGTAACGCTCGCCGCTTGCGGGGTGCTTGTGGCGATTCGTTCGCCGCTTGTTTCCTGCGTCCAATGCCATTGGCCCCGGGTCTGATTCCGGGGCTTTCGCCGCCTTACACTGGCCCCGATTCCGTGGGCTTTTGGGTGCGGGAAAAAATCGCTTCAAGCGAAAAGATTTTTTCCGGCGAGCGGCCTATATACTATGGCGAGCGAATCACGCTCGCAATGTGGGGAGTAACGTATTACTCTATCCGCATGCGGGCAGCGATGGGAGGTAACACTATGGACGATGAGGATCGTTCGCAGTTTGCCAGGCCGGGGTCTGCGTTGCGTCGGGCCACCAAGGGGAATCCTCGGATTCACCCGTGCCCAACGTGCCAGGAGCCCAACAAACTGACCCCGGCGGATGTTCGCAGGGGCTACCAGTGTGATGCCTGTGCGGACAGGGACGAGGGTGTGTGACGGGATCCGATCCCGGGCAGTGCGACAGGGCCGCTGTGCCCGTGCGGTTGGCATGAATAAGAGCATGCCGCCAGCCGTACTTCACTGCCTGGGTTCGGCTGCCGTTCGGTAGTCGGTTTCTCTTCACGGAGGTGCGTATGGTCGCAAGATCACGCACCGCCCGGCCGCTCGGTGTCATTCTGCACCGAGGCAAGTCTGAGTTCGACGGCTCGCCCTATGTGGTCATCATGCCACTGGGCAAGTCTTCTAACAGCAAGACGGGCAAGATGCTCCAGACCTACATCATTAGGTCACATGTGCATCCGGTCGCCGCGGTGCAGTCTGGGGGTGACATTGGCATCTGCAATGATTGCCCCATGCGTGGGCTGGTTGCCACGCGGAAACGTAGGGCCAAGAAGAAGAAGAACTTCCGGGCCTGCTATGTCAACGTCGGGCAGGGGCCCGCCATGGTGTACGGTGCGTTCAGGCGTGGCCGTTACGTGGACTATGTCCCTGCCTTGCATGATCAGTACATCCGGGGCCGCAAGGTGCGCTTTGGCACCTACGGCGAGCCGGTGCTGATCCCGCTGGAGCTGCTCCGCCATCTGGCCAGCATTTCGGCCGGTTGGACGGGGTATACTCACCAGTGGTCAAAGGTACAGTATGCCGAGTACCGGCAGTACCTCATGGCGTCAGTCCATGGGGCTACCGGGCCGTGGTCATACGAACACGCCAAGTCGTTGGGCTGGCGTACGTTCCGCACCATGCGTGGTGGCGAGCCGCTGCCGACTGAGCGGCTCTGTCCGGCCAGCAAGGAAGCGGGGCATCGTCTGTCCTGCCTGACTTGCAACCTGTGCGACGGTGCCGGACGGCGGAAAGCCGGTCTGGAGTTGGTGGACATCTACATCCCGGGCCATGGGGGCAAGGCCATTATGTCGGCCGTTGCCAACCTGCCCATTCTGCAAGCGTGAGGTGTGACATGACGGTAGATGATGCCATGCGTGCGCTGCTGGCCGTGTTCCCCAACGCTACGGCCGGCAGTGACAACGACGGGCAACTGGTGGTGTACACCGATTGCCGTGTGACCAAAGACTTTGAACTGGTCCCTTTTGAACCCGATGAGGTGTGATGTGCTGACGATTGCAGAACTGAAGTCTGCTATGCGGCCTATCCATGCCATGTATGGGCCGGCCGTGCAGCAGAGACACATGCTTGACGCGCTCAAGCAGTGCGGCGGGCCTCTGCCTGCCGATCCTGGCGGCGGGGTGGCGGCCTACAACGATGTCCTGATCGCTGCGATCAGGGACGAGATTCGCAGGCGTGAAACCTACTTTTCGGAGGTGCCCAATGCCGGAACTGACTGACCTGGAGCAGGGCCGGTGCTTTGTCCTGCTCAGTGACTGTGAGACATGGGACGACGCGCAGGGATGCGTGGTGCGGTTCTCCACGGAGGCCCAAGAGGAAGATCGGGAGTGGGGCGACCGGATCGACGGATACCGGGATATCTCCATCGAAGAACTGGTTCGGCATTACCTTGCAACTAAGGGGTGAGACATGGCCTACAACGGCTGGACGAACTACGAAACGTGGAACATCAACCTCTGGATCGACAACGACCAGGGCGACCAGGATTTCTGGCGAGAGCGCGCGGAGGAGTGCATCGCCAATACGGACAGCGACGGGGACGCTCTCGCTGCCCTGTCAAACGAACTGGAGGCGGCCTTCGATGACCTATATGAGGAGCAGAAGCCTGCCAGTGGGCCGTTGGCTGATCTGCTTCGGGCGGCGTTGTCCGAAGTGAACTGGCATGAGATTGCCAGGAATCTGGTGGAGGAATACCAGGAGGAGGATGCCAATGCGTGACGTTATGTACCTGGGGTCTGCCCCATACGGGGAGGACTGTGCGTCGGTTGGCCAGGAAGGCTACATGCGACGGGCTCGGGCTGAGTGCCGGGCCTACATCGGGCAGTTGAAGCGGATGTTTGGCGATCCCCCGGATGGGTGTTCGCTGGTGATCCGGTCAAACCCGCATGACTTCGGGTCGTACCTGTCGGTCGATGCGGTGTTTTCAGATGAGGCCGGGGCTGCGTATGCCCTGAAGTGTGAGAACGATCAGCCGGAACTGTGGGATGCGGATGCCCGTGCCGAGCTGGGATTGGAGGTGAGTGATGCCAACCCTGCGTGATTTCTTGGCGGCCTGCCAGTATCTGCCGGACGATGCCAACGTGCGGCCCGAGTGGGCTACCGGCTGCGTGCCGCGCGACCATGAGCCAGCCGTGCAGTTGTGCGGCTTCGATGTTGTGGATGGCGAGGTTCTGCTGCGAGTGAAGTTGGTGTACCTGGATGACTTTGAAGACGAGGCCAACGCCTGCACGGCGGTTTGGCACAACCTGGAGGATGACGAATGAGTTACCGACCGATGGTCTATGTGCAGGGTGAATGGGCTGGGAATGGGGTGCGGTTTGCTACCCCGGAGGAGGCGGAGGCTTCTGCCCGCAACCTCATGGCCCGGTGGTTTCTGGTGGACGATATCCGGGTGGATGAGTCCGACGATGAGGTCAACTATGCCTGGGACGGTGGGCTGAAGGAGGTGGTGCATGCGCGTGCGGATGCTGCGTGACTATCCGACAGACACTCCGGGCCAGCGGGTTCGGGTGACTGTCCAGTATTCCAAGGGTATCGGAGATGCTCGCGGCTACTGGCTGCACATCTACCCGTGCCGGATCGAAGGTGACTTTGCCTTCATGACGCTGGGGCAGGGGGGGAAGATGTTGCTCGCCCCAGCCAAGAGGTTCTCTGAGAAGGGCCTCGCTGATGCGGCCTGGCAGGCAGAGGGCCTGCTGGTGCGTGATAACCTCGCCGTCCGGCAGCAGATCGCTGCGTGCGGCAACGTGGAGGAGGTGGCAAATGCCTGAGAGACATGAGATCACGCTGGAGCTGAATGACACCCAGATTCGGGTGCTGCGACAGGCCGTGTACGACTACGCGGATGGGAGGCATGCCGCCAGGATGGAGCGGCTTGCAACAGTCAGCCCGCCCTTCCACTCCGACCTGCATCCCAGCCCGCTGGAACTTGCGGCATGGGAGTTGACGCGGCGGGTAGACAAGGCCACTGACCCCTTGTTGAAGGAGGCTGCCAATGTGCCCTCAATGTGACTGCTGCGAGGTGGCCTGGGCTGCCCCGCTTGGTTCTCTGTGGCATGCCTGCTGCAGGGCATGTGGATGGGTGTATACTATCGACTCTGAGGAGATGGTCGATGACATCAGGTGACCTCGCCAAGATGGCCCGTGCCGCAGCCGTCATTGGGTCTGTACTGGGCCGGGACTTTGTCTGCTATACCCGGCCAGAGTTCGATGGTGAGTATGGCAAGGGTGCCTTGCTCATCTTGCAACACTACCGGGGTGATCCGCTGTGGCCTTATGTGAACTACGACGGCCAGCAGTATGACAAGATCGAACAGTTGGCCGATGCGTTGTCGGCTGCGGGGTTCTGGGTGGAGGATTGTACCGGGTGGTATTCTGCTGTGTATGAGAAGGAGGTGGTGAATGCCGCTGATTGACTGGACTGCCGCAGAGGCCGAGGAGGTGCGGCAACTGATGCTGGACCGGCTGGACCGCATGGCTGAGCGGTCGCAGGAGGCGGCAGCCTTGGATGACACGCAGACCGTCAGCCAGTACACCTACTTTATCCATGAACTGGGGGGTATCCTCGCCAAACTGGAGGCTGCATATGCCAACGATTGAACTGACCGACGAGCAGCGGCGGATCGTTGTGGCCGCCCTGGCCCAAACCGACTACGCCTTCCACCATGGCGATTGGGATGCGCTGGAGGCCGCTGCCCACAACTCTGCCGTGGCCCTGAAGTATTTCGGACAGAAGACTGCCGCCGAAGAGGAGGCCGAGGAACAAGAGGAGGACGACTGATGCCATACCCAGACAGTGAGTACCCCAGCATCCTGCGGGGGAGAGACAAGAGAGAGAGCCAGAGGTTGATGGCGGCGGCACCGGAGATGCTGAAGGAACTGAAGTATTTGGTGGAGAAGTTTGAAGAAGCTGTTGATTGGGTTCCCCAGTACGTTGCGATGGCAGACAGGGCCAAGGCCGTAATCGCCAAGGCAGAAGGGAGGACCAGTGCCGACGCTTGACCTGACCGACGACGAGGCCGATGCCGTGCGATCTGCCCTGGCACACTACGCCAACCGGATGGGCCAGGCATACGGCATGTATCCGCATGAGGACTACGCGGCACAGGCAGAACTGTGCGAGGATGTGGTGGAGAAACTTAACAAGGCAGAAGGGAGGGAGTGATGCCCTACACATATCACATCCAAGAAGAAATCGACGCCAGGATTGGCCGGACTTTCTTCTTGTACTGCCGCCACATCCCGGACGGCGAGGCCCAGCTCATTGGCGAGTACAGCACACGCGCCGAGGCCCGGGAGGGCATGCGGCGTGCGGTTGAGCGGGACAAGACGGCCACGGAGGGAACCAATGGCAAGGAGCGATCACTGGACTGATGCGTTAGTCGATCAGGCCATCCGCCTGCTTGTGCTGGCGGAAGCGGAGCTGAAGCATGTGGCGCCGGATCTTTACCAAGAGATCCGGCGTTTTCTTTTGGAGGAGGCATGATCACAGTGACGTTGACTCTCACCGAGCTGGCCTACCTGCGGGCTGCGGTGGAGCGGGACATGGACGATGCCCGGGACATCATTGCCTTCGGGGATGATGAGTTTGCCGAGGCTGCGTATGCCTCGGCGTTGGATATACTCAGGAAACTGCCGACTGAGGCAGAGGCTATACCGTTTTGAGGAGGGAGAGATGGCTAATAAGAAGACTGCGGCTAAGAAGATTAAGGCTGCTGAATATCGTTTCCTGGATGATGTGCGCAAGAAGGTTCCACACCTGCTAGAGCAGGCTGCTTCCTTGCTGCCGTTCGATGATGTGATCACGGAGCATTGGTGCGATGCCGAAGAGGACTGCATTGGCATCGGGTTCGACCTGGACGGGCGTGTGTGCCCATCCGGCGTGTACTCTTTGTATGGCGCCCGCATCCACGCCGACCGGGTCATCATGTTCACCGACATGTACACCCCCGAGAACGAGTGTGTCCGCGAGCAGTATGAGAGCGACATGCCACGGCTGTGGGCGTTTCTTCGGCAGATCCCAAGGCCGATGCATTCTTTTTGCGTGTGGACTGCGTCCCTGAATGGGGGTGAGTGATGGTTAAGAAGAAAGCCAAGAAGAAAATGGAGTCAGGCATGGTGTTCCATACCCTGACGTTGAACGAGCAGGACCTGCGACATCTGCGGTGGGTACTGTCCGATCACATAGAGGATCAGCAGCACCTGATGAACTCCGGCACTGGCCTGCCTGGGCAGACACCTGAGGAGATGCTGGAGGATTGGGTGATCGCCCGGGACTTCATGGCAGACTCCATGAAGATCATTCAGGTGATTGACAAGGTGTACCCGGAGGGAGGTAAGTCATGAGTGCATGGGTCAGCTTCTTCGACCGGATGCCGGAGGATGGTCAGGCGGTCTACTACTACGGCCCTGACATTGGCGTGTGGCGTGGCACCTATTCGTACGCCCCAGACGATCCGGTGTCCCACCACCTGCTGCACTGCGGGGAATCCCCCGGTGTGGTTGACAGAATGGATGCGCCGTGGTGGCAGCCGTTTGAAGGGCAGGACAAGCCCGCTGCGCCGGCTGATCCGTACCCCAGCGATTACCCCGGAGGTGATGGATGAAGAAGTCCGACATCGCAACCGAGATCGACACATGGGAGAAGAAGTACTTCGACCTCGTCTGGTATGCCCGCACTACCCCGGACGAGCCGGCCAGCCAGCCTGGTCGCAAGCGGGTGGAGGCGGCATGGCCTGCCGACCTGGAAGAGCTGCGGTCGGATGACAGCAACTGGCGGCACGGGTTCAATAGCGGGTGCCTTGCTGCGTTCCGTCTGATGCAGGGCCTGCTTGGCAGCGAGGCGGACGCGGAGTTTGCGAGGGAGCAGTTTCCTTTCTTGGATACATGAGGAGGTGAGTGATGGCTAGGACCGAGGAGTGCGACTGGACTTTGGATGCTGAGTGCCCGCCGTTGCGGGCCGTGGAGTACCGCCGCCTGGCCAGGCAGGTTGTGGCCGAGTGGCTGCGGGCGGCCGGCGTGACATGCAGGGAGGGCTACGACCTGACCAAGATTGTGGAAACCATCGAAGCGTTCGTTGTCAACGACCTGAAGGCGCAGGCTGTGCGTCACAGCCTGCCGGTTGGTGATCTGATTACCCCCGTGGAGGAGGACTGATGAGCTTGGACTGGGATTGCGAGGATTGCGAGGAGCCGATTGCCGCCACCGATGCGGAGGCCGGCATTCGCAAGGCGCTGGTGTTTGAGTCCATGGCCGTGTGCCTGGGCCGGATATCGGAGGAGAACGAGGACGAGTGGATGTTTCGGGTGATGCTGCTCCAAGAGATTGGCCACAGCACCATCATGTTTGCGGAGGATACCTTCGGGGCCAAGGCCCGGGAGTTGCGGAAGGCGCTGCGGCGGTGGCGGGGCATGATCACCAATGCGAGCCACAAGCCAAAGCGCAAGGAGTGGTTGTTGCAGACCATGGCCTTGCTGGAGAAGGACATTGAGCGGCGCCTGCCCAAGGCGGAAGAGGTTGCGAGTACCCAGGAGGCCTAGTTGATGACTGACCTAGATGTAGTGCAGTGGTTCTTTGACCTGGACCGTGTCGGCTCTTGTTTCAACTGGCCGGTGGCTGTGCCTGCTTTAGTGGCCGGCAAGCGCGGGCTGGATGCAGTCATCGCCTCAAAGGCCCCGGCCGACGAGGTGATGGATGCGTACAAGAAGCTCGCTGGTGCGGTGGGACCAACGGTGATGTCATCGCTGTTGCAAAGCGACGATGCATTCCCCGAGGTCAATCATTCCGGCAAGCCCACGCCGCCGGCCGATGGCAAGGTGACTTTGTATGTTGATCCCAATGGCAAGCGGGTGTTGGCCGAGGTTGTGTTGACCTACGGTATCCCGTCCAAGTTCAGCGTTGAATAGGAGGTACATCATGGGCACGGATGCCCAGATGGTTGTGGAGTTGGTGATCGTTGTGTTGCGTGTCCTACTGGAGATCATTCGATGAGCGAAGTTGCTGAGTTTCTCATGGCCTGCGTGGTCATTGGTGGCATGTTGTTCTGGTCCTCTCTGAGGTGAGCCATGTTGTACGGATACTGCCGGGTCAGCACCGACATGCAGGAGTCCTCGTCCGAGGCACAGCGGGCGGCGCTGGAGGAGTACGCCAAGCGTACCAACCAGACGCTGGCCGAGGTGTTTGTGGACGAGGATGTCAGCGGATCGGTCGCCCTGCGTGATCGACCGGCTGGCAAGCGGATGTGGGACAGGCTCGCCCGTGGGGATACCGTGGTGGTCACGGCCAGGGACAGAGGCTTCCGCTCCCTGGTCGATGCCGCCTCCACGCTCATGGTCTGGCGGGAACAAGGCATCCGGTTGCACATCATCGACTTCCCTGTGGATCTGTCCACGGACGAGGGCGAGATGGTGTTCCTCCAGGGTGCGGTGTTCTCCCAGTACGAACGGAAGATGATCGGCCGGCGGATCCGGAGAGGCATTGCCCATCGGCAGAAGCACGGCCTGCCCTACGCTGCGACCAGGCCGTGGGGCTGGGTCCGGCGAGATGGCAAGTGGGAACCCAGTGCCAAGGAGCGGAAGACCGGCGACCGCATGCTCTCCATGCGGCGGTCTGGGATGAGCTGGAACGCTATCGCTTGCGCTTGCGTGGAGTGCCGGAAGCCCTCGGTGAGGAGCTACGGTTCACCCTACTATCATGTCGCGGACGTTCGGTCCCTGGTGCGGGCGGCGGAAGCCGGATATCCAAAGCTGCGGCAATCCTTCTGGCTAGGTCGCGGCTCCGAACAGAGGCTAGCCGAACTGAAATCTGATGCCCCTCTGCTATTCGACGCAGGGTGAGCGACGATTCAAACCGGTCTTCGGCCAGTCGTTTGTCCTCTGGCGGCAGGTCGTCAATCGCCAGCCGGAGATAGTCCGGATGCTCAAGCACCGGCAGGAACTCCTCGGCCTCGGCCAGCGATACCTTCCATTCGCATGGCGTGCGCGTGGACTTCTTGATCCACTTGTACATGGCGTTCATGCACGCGCGGGCGAAGTAGGCCTTGGGGTAGGGCAGCCGCTTCTCATCGTACGTGCGGGCGGCCTTGGTCAGTGCCAAGAATCCCTCGGACTGGAGGTCCGGGAACAGCACGCCACGCTGCCAAGATGGTCTGGTCTGGACGAAGAACTTGGCCAGCATTGAGGCCAAGGGCATGTACTCAACGACGTAGTTTTGTCGTTTCTTTGAGAGCTTCGATCTGACTCGCATGTTCGTCCAGTCGATGCTCATGCTCGCGGAGAACCTCGCGCAGCTCATCGACTACATCGGGCAAATCCTGCACCGAACTGGCTATCACGGCCACCTTGGCATGGATGGAGAATGCCCACGGGATCACGGCGCAGGCCGCAGTGATGCAGATCATCCAGACTTCAACTTCCATCGCTCCTCCGAATCATGTTCACCAACATGAGCCCTGCGTAGGGATGCAGGGTGCCCTCTTCCACATGGAGTTTCACCATTCGCTGGGCTCGGGAGGCTTGCTCTGGGGGGTACTGATAGATGTGAGTGTGGCCGTCGTAGACGGCGATAGCTCGGTTAATGCGTCGTACGCCGAACTCTGTATCGTCTTCAAATCCGTCCGATTCAAAATCCATCGGGTAATCCATGCGCTGATGACCGAGATGAGGATGGGGAGGACCAGGACGATAAAGACTGATCCGACCTCGGGGTGCCCTTGGCGGAACGCCTTCCGCATCAGGCCGCGGCGTTGCCGGCAGGCCAGGGACGAGTAGATCAACCCGAGGAGGGCGATCTCTTCAGAGTGCTTGCTGATCCCGCGGGCCCCAGTGTCCCGCAGGCACTGGGTGACTATTTCTTCTGCTCGCATTTCCCGTCTGGGCACAGCACCGACTTGGTCGCCTTGCATTTGCAGTCCGGTGGGCAAGGGCAGGGGGTCTTGTGTCCGTCGCCGTGGGTGATGAACCCGCCCTGGCATTCGCCGCAGCATTCCTTGGCCGGCGTGTCGGCCTGCTGGGTGTGTATGACATAGGCCGCATGCACGGCGACAGGCCCGACCATCACGGGCTGCGGAAACAGCAGCGCAATCCACGCAAGGATGTCAGTCATGGCGAAGTAGTCCTACGGTGCCGTAGTCGGGGAGTTTCTGGGGAGGGTAGCCGTCCACCGATCCATAGGCGTAGCAGTCCCCGCCTCGGACGCACACCTCCCAGTCCTCGGCCTTGGTCACAATCATTCCAGGCAGGTACTTGGGGTAGTCGGCTGGCCACTCCTTGGGCGCCTGACACCACGCGCCCCAGCTATTTGCGATGAAGAACACATCGAATGGCCAGAACTTTCGCGTGAAGTCCATCCCAACCGTAGCCATCGCGTGGCTCCATCCGCCGGCAGCGCGCGGATGAATGTGATCCTTGTTGGGCGTGGGCGACCACGCCGCGAACTGACCGGACGCTACGCAGTAGCCATTGAACAACGCATCGACTGCATCCTGCACGCGGGTGAGCTGGCGGATAATGCCGACCTTGTTCTGCCGACACAACGCCTTCACATCCTCGGGCACCCCGCGCCCACCCCAGTTGGTGCCGATGCTGGACTTGTAGACAGAGAGATCGACCGGGTCGTACTTCTTGCGAATCAGGAACCCGACCTCATTCTCAAACATCGCAGCCCTGGCCGGCGACATGCCCTGTCCGGAGTGCCCTCGGGCGCCGTACGTTGGCTCCGTGGCTCCGCGCACAATGAAGTCTTCGGGCCGGCGCTCAACAAGAATCTGTGTCGCTCGCGTTGTGTCTCGGGCGTTGCGTGAACAGTGGCTTGTGCAATCTCCCGTGGTCTGGCGCTCAGTGAACGAAAGCGGATCCAGTGCTTGCGTGTACTGCCACAGCAATGCACGCTGCCCCTGCCCGCTTCCCATGATGTTGGGCTCGGAGTAGACAGGTTGCTTCTGTGATTCGGAAAACAGCCCGCGGTCACGGGGGCTGTCGATGTAACCAGTGAGGCCGTCCTCATAGGCGGACAGCAACTGGATCGGGTTGGAGAAATCGTCACTCACACTGCTTCTCCACGGCCCGGCAACCGGCGGCGATCTTGCCGGCCATCACCTTGTCGATTGGCAGGTTGTCCAGCGGGTAGTGCTGGGCCAGGACTTCTTCGACTGCCTTGTCCAGGCCCGGGTACTTGCCCGGCAGGTCGGTCCCCCCAGCGGCCAGCCGGAGCGCGTCGGCGTAGATAGCGCGCCACACGGCAGTGGTGGGGATCAAGCGTCCACCGTCCCGTTCGATCAAGTCCGCCAGTGCAGCATAGACACTGGCGACGACAGCCCGATCCGTGGAGGAGGCGGATGCGAGGGCCTGTGCGACGGGGCCGGTTACGACTGACCGCTGGGGGCCTGGAATGAATTGCAGAGCGGCGAACGCCACCGCTGCTGCTAACACCAAGTGCTTCACTGGAGAAGTGCTTGCAAGAGCTGCGTGCATGCCTTGCGTACCTCGGGGCTTTGGTTGCTGTCTCGGATGCGGAGAACGTCTTCGATGTCCGCCATGCTGTTTTGTTTTGCGACGGGCCATTTGATTGCCGGGAGATACAGGTAGGCCACCGTGGCGGCGACAACGACGAGACTCAAAATCTGCATGGCGTTCATAGGATCTTTGCCCCCGGAATAAAGATGGTGACACCCTCCACGCTGGCCGTGGCGGTGTAGTTCAGCAGCTTGTGCGGGTCCATCAGACCCCAGCCGTACTCAGGGTCCTTGCCCTTCTCCCCAACGTCACGGCATGTCTGACCCAGTGCCTTCACAGCGGTGGCGTGACAGACCTTTTGGCCTGTTGCCTTGGCGTCGGCCACCCACAACGCAAGCACGCCCGTGACGAACGGCGCCGCCATGCTCGTCCCCGAGAGGGTGGCATACCCATCTGCCAGCCAGGTGGAAGTGATGTCCTGGCCCGGCGCAGCGACAACGATCTCCTTGCCCCTGGAGGAGAACTGGCAGATGTTCCCGTCCCGATCCACCGCACCCACGGCTATGGTTTCTGTGAATGCCGCCGGGTAGTTGACCGCACCTCCGTCGTTGCCGGCGGCGCAGACGACAATCGTCCCTCCCGCAGTGGCGTTGCGGATCGCCGCATGGACCTGGGCGTTTGGTCTAGCACAACCAAGAGACATGCAGACGATGTCCACCCTGGCGTCCGCCGCATGCTGGACGGCATGGGCCACGGCCTCGTTGCTGCCCATGCCGCTGTGACCCAGCACCTTGTAGCTCACCAGCTTCACGCCCGGTGCGATGCCCTTGGCCAGCCCGCTCTTGGCGGCGATGACACCTGCTACGTGCGTTCCATGGCCCAGAGAATCGTAGACCTCGGAGTCCGTGGAGAAGTTGCGATAGTCCGCCACCACCAGCGCAGAGTGCGGGGCGATGCCGGAATCAATCACCGCCACCGTCACCCCCTCGCCTTTGGTCTGCGACCACAGACCGGGGATGCCATAGCTGGCGACAGCCCAGTCCACCCCATCCTGTACCGAATGTGGTACATGCTGGAGGTCAACGCGGTAGGGGGGGAGATGAACGAAGTCACTCATCGGGAGACAGCGCCCTCAGAATGGCGATCAAGATCGGGATGACCACCTGGATCAGGGACTGCCAGTCCACGCCCATCGCATGCACCTCGGCACCCAAGGCGAAGGCGGTGCTCTCATCCGAATCCCATGTGTCTTGGGCCAAGAGGGCGGAGACATCCTCGCCCTCTTTCTCAAACACCGGGATCACCAAGCGGGCGATCTCGTCCACCACCTCCCACTGGGAGATGTAGGTCCCGTCCCGGTCGAACTTCTTGGCCACGGCAATCACGGCCAGCAGCAGGTCGCGGTGCCTCAACAGCCAACTAATCACCTTCATATTCATTCGCCTTCTCCTCATGTTCCAGGATCGCCAGCGCCACAACCGCGTGGCCGGCGATGTCCATTAACGTCTTCTTGATCTGGATGTCTCGGCTGCCATTGACTATTGCCCGCTGAAGCCCGCCGCAGCGTCGGACCTTTTCCCCGATCCTGGCGAGCTGGTAAACCCACGGCTCAATCCCCTGTTCCGCCACACCCAGCGCGTTATCCAGCGGGCCCTCGTCAGGACACCCGTAGTAATTCCGCTTCCGGGTGAGCAGGGCGTGGAGCGCCTCGCAGACCTTGGCGTAGGGGTCACCATGATCGCTGCCGGGCAGCCTGCTGTATTCGTCCATATTCGGACCAGAAGCTGGGGTGGTGGTATGGGTCATCTGTTTCCTCCGTGTCAATGAGATATACCGTCCGGGCGTGTGCCCACTCCTCCACAAATGTATCGATAATCCCGACTCTGTCTTGTGTGTTTAATACGCTGATGACGCCGCGCTCCTCGTCGTCATCAAACTCAAAGCTCCCCAGGTTGTCCTCCATGTACTCGTTCGTCCGGAGGTAACACCTCACCGGGAACGGGATCGGGAAACGCTCCTGGGCCCAGTCCTTGAGTTGCCTTAGCAATCGCCTGCGCCAGTCTTGGGGCATCGTCCAACCTCACAATCAAAAGCCACGGCCTGTTGTTCCTTCTGTGCAGAACCAGCGGAGCCTTGTCCTTGGCGTCCCTGACTGCCTGATCCATCCAGACATACGGGTTGCCGATCTCGCAGCGCTTCACCTCAACATGGACACCCGCCATGCCGGTGACGATGTCCGGGGATTCGGTCCCCCCAGCGAATTGCTGGCCGCGTCTTGCGGCTATGCCGAACACTTTCGTCCAGGCACGGCTGGCTTCCCGTTCGCCGCGGGCCCCCTTGGCTCGGCTGTTCATGCTCGGTACCTCGCCAGGGGTCCGTTGAAATGAATCGCGTCTATCTCTTGGAGGGTGGGGAACTGCTCCAACACCAACTTCAAGACTTCGCACGGGAGCTTCTTGTCCAGCACCTTGGCGTTCTTGCCGATCCACTGCCCGACCTGGGAGGCCATGACAAAGTCCGCCTTGTCTCCCACCGTCGGCCAGAAAAAGCTGATCTTGTAGTTGCTCGTCTTCCCTGCACTGCCGGCTAGCATGCTTCAGGCTCCTCGCTGGCGACCATCTGTCGCAGGATTTCCAGGTAGTGATCCGGCCGCGGCTTGGCCACCTTGCGGTCCATCAGCCACTGGGTCAGGGTTTCTCCAGTCTGGATGTCACCGAGGTCGCCAAGCACCCGGCCGTACGAATCGCGGAACCATTCCCAAGTGATCAGCCGCAGACGATCCGCATCGGCATGGATTTCCACCCAGTCGATGATCTCCTGCCTTGCGGCCGGCTTGCATCGCACGCCCTCAAGGACGAGGTGGACATGGACATTCGCCTGCATCGGCGGGGAGTAGGTGCGGATCAGGATGGTGTCCGGCCGCGTGACGCGTATCACCTGACAGGTCATGGCTTCCGACATTTGCCTACGTTCGTCTCGCGTTCTGCTAGGTAGTAGGGATCGATTGGCTGCGGGTCGTAGCCAAGATGTTTGCGATGGCGCAACCATGCGAGGTACTCCGGGTCGTAGTGATCTGGATCGGCTTCCTGCTTGGCTGTGAGGATCATGCCCTTGGTGATGTCCGGAAAGTTGCCGTCGATCTTTCCGTTGTGGTACACCCCATGGCAGCGCGAGCAGGTGGAGAGCAGATTCCTCCTGTCATGCTTGCGGGCCGAGCCGCCGCAGATGTGGTGGATTTCCATCCGGCGCCGCATGTCAGACTCCGGCCACCAGCAGATGGCACAGGAGCGGAACTCCGCTGCGAATGACTGGAAGAGCAGGCGGTCTTCCGCGGTCAGCCTGGGCATGACACCTCCAGGCTTTGCCACCCAAGGTCGCGCTCTAGGTAGGCGATGCAACCGCGAAGGCGGGACAGAGCCTCCGAAGCCGATCCCTGGATGGCGAGATTGCAGGCCTGGCACAACACCCCGCGGACATGCGAGTGGTCATGGCAGTGATCGATCCGCTCCTTGCCAAAGTCTGAGAAGATTTCTCCGCATGCCTGGCAGCACGGTATGGAGAGCAGGGCGCCGACCAGCTCAACCGATACGCCGTACCTCTTGGCACGGTAGCGGTCGGCATTGCGGCGCCAGTGGCTCCGCATGGCCTCGCATTGGCAGCCCTTGCACGCCGAACCAAGGCCATCTGGCTTGCTGGCGTTACTGTGGAACTCAGATAGCGGCAGGCACTGGCGGCAGGTACTGCACCGCTTTGTCGCAACAACGATCATCCATGATCACCGTTCTACCCTCCGGTGGTCGCCGGTAAGTGTACGCCTATCCACGTAGCGAATCAAACGGTGGAGAGAGCGCATACCGACTCCGAGAAAATCGGAGCCGGCATGTCCATCAAACGGCGGAGCCGAGCTGCATGGACCGGGAAGTGTGTATTTGTTTTCGGGGTCCGCTTCCTTGCATCCTTCGCCCCGTGCAGCGTGGCCCAGCCATTCACATCCAGGGTCGGAGTCGCCAGCACACCCTGCTTTCTGCAATCGGCCCCCCCTTGGCGCCTGTGCGGTAGCCTCGGGCTGTCGGCGGGGGGCAAGTACACCGTCTGGCAAACAGGGCCTAGTCGAACTCAACCTCGCTTCTGAATCCCCGGATCGCCCGGCACTCGCCCAGGTTCCACCGGCAGAACTCCCGAAGCTCGGTCATGTCGTAGCCTTCGATCTCCTTGGCCAGGTCGTACAAAACCTTGGCGTAGGTGGTGAAGGACTCCATATGTCTAACGGTTTCGGCACGCGAGTCTATGCCTGTTTCCTGCCTGGTTTTCGATCCCGCGGTGTAGGCGCGCCACTCGTCTATGATCATCAGCGGCTGCGAGGCCCAGTACTCGCTCTGCCCTTGGCGGAGATATGTCCGGTACAGAAACGTCCCGCGCATGTCCTGCGGAATGGCTGCGAACACTTCCTCCGTGGCCAGTGGGGGAGTGGGAATCTCCCACCGCCGGCCGCCCCCGATGTAAATGCAGTGGTATCCGGGCTTCCCGACGCAGAGGAAGTGGGAGCCCTCATGCGTGTAGGTAATGAGGCACGGCTCCCTGGCATCCGTGTCCTCGGGCAGCCTGGAGGCGATGTCTCTCAGCGTCGGGGGAAACCCCTGCGGGGGAGCCCACAAGACCGGGAGTTCCTCCCCCACGGCGGCAGATGCACAGATGGCTAGCACCAAGGTTCTCACATGGACTAGTGTCCAGAGCCCCGCATTTGCGTTCTGCGGGCCGATCTGCTCCGGGCCTAAACTGGGTGGTCCGCCTCGGGATCGGCCTTTGTGGGGCATCCTGGGGGCCTGGGGTGTGGGATTCCGTACATGAGGTTCCCCATGATCCGGATATCCGAGGAGTCAAAATGGTTGACCCGCCCGTCATCGAAGAGCCAGACCACCCAGACGCTGTTCAGGTGGCAGCCGTAATCGATGATCAGCAGGCAGTCGCCTTCCCCGAGGGGGGTCAAAACATGGATCGGCGGGTTCAGTTGGACGATCATTCGGTCATCATCCACAAACCTATATTCGCTATCCCGTATGACCCCCAAAGGATCATGCCGGCGAGGTTCCCTTTGCTGGCCTGCTCAAGGGCAACCCAGAAGTAACAGCACATCGTCACCAGGATCAGCGGCTTGCTCATGCCTTGATCCCGATGTGCGCCCAGAGGGCCATGACCAGGCGGCGCAGGGCCTCAAGCTCTTCCCATAGTTCTCTCATGCTTCACCCCAAGTGTTTATGACTTTCATCTTTAACCTTGCCAGCTCGGCCTCCAGCATCCGGATGCGTTTGCGCAACATAGCGTTCTCGTTCTTCAGTCTCTCCGCCTCCGGAGCAGAAGGCCTCGGTGTTTCCATCAACCAAATCCAAGTACAGGTGTGGGTAAATCAGATCGATCAGTTGCTCGGCCGGGCGAAGGTGGCTCTTGGGCGCCACCAGGACCGGCACCTCATGCCCCCGCCCGCGGTCAAACGTAGTCGTCTCTGACCATGTTTCGTCACGGTCCAGAGTGGAGAGCCAGACCCACTTGCCAGTTGGTTTTGACAGGTAGACATAGGCGAAGTGACCGTAACCCTCACGCGACAATCCCCGACAGTCATCCACAAAGACCGTGTCATAGGGATAGTCCTCCGGGCAGGTAAACGTGAGGCCGCGTTCCTTGATCTCAACCGAAAGCAGGAGGCACGCATCAGGGGTTTCGGCATGATCCTTGACCTTGTTGTGCTTGCGGATTCGGAGCTTCTTGCCGTGGGCTACGCTGCGGCCTAGGTGTCGCAGGGACTCAACCCAACGCCGTTCAGCGTCCTGCCCAGCTTTCAGCGCGGATTGAAACGTACGCCGCATGTCTATGGTTCCAGCGGTAGTGACGCATCCCGCCCTGCGCCGGGGCCTGAGCAACACGGCCGCGTTCCGCATGACGCCATGTCTTGGGGCGCTTGCTGCGGATTTCTGCGGCCCGTCGATACAACTCTTCTGGGCACGGATCTTGGGGTCGAAGCCCCTCGTCCAGGTACTCCAAGTAGCGGTTGATGGGTTCGGCCTCCCGCAGCTCATCAGCGTTGCGGCGCACCTCCGCGGCCCATGAAGCGGGCCGGCTCCACATCTCTCCGATGTCCGCGTCTTCCAAGCCAAAGTCGTTCATGGCGATCAACGCCAGACGCTCCGGGCTCGGGACATATTTAAGGCTTCGCAGCAGGCGGACTGCGCCGGCCACCTGCGGCAGCGGCAGGTCCAGCCGGCTTGCGATGTCCCGTGTCCGCTCCTTGTTGACCACCGCGCTTCGCCACAGCTCGTCGGCGTAGGCCAAAGCATGCCGCAAGACGATTCCACAGTCGTTTCCAGAATCCATCCTTCTTCTCCTCCTTGACCCACTCCGTGGGAAAAACGTGGGGAACCTCAAACACCTCCGTGATCTGCTGGACTGTGTCCTCCAGCAGTAAGTCAGATCGCTTTGGCGAGTTCACTTCTCCGCCTCCTCTCCTTGAGAAAGTTGTTCTTGATCCACCCCTTGATGCCGGGGTTGTTGCAGGCCCAGTCGATGTAGTGCTGGGGCAACTGGCTCATCAGCAAGCCGGCATACTTGCCCTTGAGCGGGTTCATGTAGGTCCCAATGGACCGCTTGCCGCCCGAGGTCAGGTCGAACGTCCGGCCAGCCACGCGGCCATACGCCTGACCCTCCAGGGCCTGACGCTGGGCTTCGATCCGCTTGGCCAACTCCCGGCGCTCCTCGGCCTCTCGGGCCAAGGCGTCCATCTCCTCCTGGGTCAGCGGCTTCTTCTCGGCCGCCCGCTTGACCGACTCCTTCACCTCCTTGTCGCCGGTGCAGAACATGTCCACGGCCGTGACGAGCCGGTGATCCAGTGAGGCGTCAGTGCAGTCCACAATCCTGAACGTCGGCTTGGGGCTGCCGGCGATGGCGGCGATCCGCTCCTCCGCCGTTTCTGGCCCGTCAACGACACCGGGCAGCGGCCGGCAGGCCCGCCCGACAACCTGCAACCAGAACGACCTGGAGCGTGTCGGCCGACCGAGGATCACGGTCTGAGCCGGGGGGTAATCAAACCCGACGCTCACCACCGCACAGTTGGTCAGCACCTTCGCTCGGCCGGACTTGAACGCAGCCAACGCCTCGTCCCGCTCGGCCTGATCCTGCTTGCCGTCCACATGAACTGCCGGAATGCCGTAGTTCTTGTTGAGGTAATGGCAGACACCCTTGCTGCTGGCGACCGATGGCGTGCAGACAATCGTCGGGCCGACCATCTCCTCCTTGGTAATCAAGGCGATGCGATGCAGGTTGGCGTCCAGCTCAATCGCCTTTTGTAGTTCCTGCTGGTGGAAATCCCCCCCGACCAGTTTGATGCGGGAAAGATCCAGACCCTCCACGCGAGCCAGTTTGCACTCAGGGGGCACGGCCCAGCCGTTATCGATGGCCCACTGAATGTCGTACGAACACAGGACTCGCTGGTAATAGTCCGTCATCGCCGTGCCATCCATTCGGAATGGCGTGGCGGTGTACCCAGCCACCATCGCACCGCGGTCGTTGAACCACCGGAACATATCCAGACATGGTTCAGAAAAGGACATGTGAGCCTCGTCCACCACCACCTGTTCGATGTCGGTTAACTTCTTGTACCGCCCCCGCAGGAGCGTCTGCTTTGAAGCGACGACGATCTTGGGCGACCACCACTCGTCCTGCTCGCAGCGGAAGTCTCCCATCTCCAGGCCCGGGTCCAGACCCACAACCTCGCGGACCTTGTTCACTGTTTGCCAGACAACTTCCCGGAGCGGGGCGACGATGAGCGTCCGGCCGGCGACTCTTCCGGCCAGCTCGCAAAAAACCACCGTCTTCCCCGCCCCGGTGAAGAGTCCAGTCAGCGTGGAGCGGACCCCCTCTGACAGCGCAGTCAGTTGGGCGTCCACGTTCGCACGCTGATAGTCACGCAACTGCATCGACAATCTCCTGCCGAAGGCCGCGAATCTGATGGCGCAGCGCCCGGGTCATAGCCTCAAGCGCATCGGCCGCAGCGTCCTTGGCGTGCTGCTCGCTCGGATGCCAGCCCTCGCCCATCGGCGTCAGCATCCCGCCACGCATGCGAACATAGGGCCGACCGTCAACCTCCACCTGCTCGCCGCGGTCGAACCAGAGATGCACCCCACGGCTGTCGATCCTGTCCGACAGCGAATACCTCCAAACCTCCATGCCAACCTCCATGTCCCCTCCGAAAGAGAAACCCGGGGCGGGGGTGGAGGGAGAGCCCCCGCCCCGGGCGGCGCGCACAGCACCTGCAAATCACCTGAAGTCGGCAAACTCCTCCTCAATCGGATCGGCCTTCTTCTGCTTGGCCCCGGTCAGTTGCAGCGTCCGGACCTTGAGCACCTTCCTGCTTCGGGTCTGGCCGTCCTTCTCCCAGCTCTGGGTCTGAATCTCACCCTGGCAGAACACCGGGGTGCCCTTCGCCACATAGGCAAGTGCCCCGTTCGGGTTCCACCATTCGCAGTCGAAGAACTCCACGGAGTCCTTGTAGCCATTGACAGCCACCGAGAACTTGCAGACCTCGTTCTCACCGACCTGCCGGCTCTCGGGGTCCTTGGTCACGTTGCCCAAAATCATCACGCACTGGTAACCCATCACTTCGTCTCCTTATTCCAGACTCGGTTGAACTCCTCCTCACACCTCTTGAACACATCCGGGGACACGGACTTTTCCTTTGCCCGCAGCCTGACGGTGTCCAAGTGTTTCTGCGCTTCGGCCTTCGTCTCGGCCTCGGCAATCGCTTTCTTGGCGCCCTGCTCATACGCCATGCTCTGGTAGACCGGCTTCCCAGCAGGGGCCTGCACCGCATTGCCGTCGTCATCAGGCTCGCCGGCAAACCCACCCGTCAGGGCCATGAGCAAGGTCCGCTTGGCATAGGTCATCGCCGCCCCGAAACCCTGCATGTCCCCCTTGGGATTGATCAGCGGGGCGCAGCCCTGGATGTACTCGCCGGTCGTATGCCGGAGCGTCCCAACCAAGACCCACTGTCCACCGATCAGGCCGGGCCGAAAGTCAGGCAGACACAAACCATTCGCATTGAGCGGGCCCCGGAGGGACTCGCAGCACTGCTGGTAGCTGGCAAACCGGGACTTAAAGTGCGGGTTGCTGGAGTCCAGCTTCACCGCTTGGTACTCGCTCTGCGCCTTGGCGAGAGCCTCTGTCAACTTGCCAGTCGTCGGTGAAGACGATGGCCCCAGGATGTCCGTGTGATCGTTCATAGTTCGACAACCTCCTCCGTTCGCATCGCCCAGGCGGGAATCTCCAGCTCCTGCACATCGTTTGCATCGGCCGGCTTGTAGACCCCCGTGCTGCGGCGCAACCGCACTTCCTCCATGATGCTGACCAACCGCTGGCCAGCCGACTCAACCAGTGAATCCGGCAGGGTAAACACCCGGCATGCGTAGGGCGGCATCGTCTGGACGAAGACGAACGGCATGCGGAACCGCCCATACCCCAGCGCCATCGCCCCCTCGGTGTACAGCCACGCCTGTTCCGCGTAGCCGTAGTCCATCACCGAGCGGAACAGACGATCCCACTGGCTGCTGGTGGTCTTCAAATCCCACCACAGATGTTCCGTCTCCGCGTCCGGCCTGACCTTCAGCTTGTGACCGTACGCCTCAAAGAAGACCGACCGCTGCGTCCGCACCGTCTGCTGCATCAGCAAGTACGCCGACTCGCACCCCATCAGCGAGTCGTACATCTTCTGGTACTTCCACTTGATGTCCGCCGTCACGCACAAGGCTGTCTGCTGGGCGGCCCACTCCTTGTAGGCCTTGGTGCTGCGGGAGCCGTTGGCACCCAGCACCTCTTCCGGTGCGACCACCACCAGCGTGTCGAAGGGCTTGCCCTCCAAGATGCCGGTGATCAGGGCGTCAAACTCCGATCCCGTGCTGGTGGCAGAGTTCCCGGAGAACAGGGAAAACCCCATGTCCATCCAGAGCTGGGCCTCGCCGCCGTACTTGCCGACCGCCGACAGGAATGAGCGGCCGTCAAACCCCTTGAGCGAGTGGTAGGTTTCGTTGGCCATCCCCACCACGGCCACGGGCAAATCGTCCAGTTTCAACAGGCTGTCCATGCGTTCACCTCCGAGGAAAAAGCCCCGTCCATGGGGCGCCGGCGATCCATCTAGCCCTTCCGTGGGCGACGAGAATCCTTGAGCGAAATGCCTAGGTGTCCGAGGCACACCAGCAGAAAGAAAGTGCTGATCTGGCCGAGCCACAACAGGGCTGCGAGGCCTACCCGCGAGAGGGCGGAGAGAATGGGCCAGCGGCGAAGAGCAAGCCAAACCCCGAGCAGCCTAACCAACTGAGCTAGCTGCCCAAAGTTCTGATTGTAGCGATTTTTCTGCCGCGACCAACGGTGCAGCACCCAGAAAGAGGGTGTTCTACCCTTACGCGGAGGACAGCCATGACGATCTTGGACCTCGCCCGGCGGTACTGCAACCGCGTCGGCGGTAGTGCGGGCTACCTTGAGCAACTGGAAGTCCTCTGCCGGCGTCTGCCCTGGCAGGTTCAGGACTTGACTCCCGACCTGATGGACGCCTATTTGACCGATGCCCTCAAACACCTGGCTCCCTCCACGGTCTACAACCACCGCCGCATGCTGGGCCGGCTGCTCGCCTTCGCAGCCGCCGAACGGTTGGTGGACGCGAGTATAGTCAGGCCCCTCCGCCGTGTCAAACGCCTCCCGCCCAGCCCAATTGCGTGGTCGCACACGGAGATTCGCAGGCTGGTGGCGGTAGCTGCGAAGCTGAGTGGGGGCAGAAAGTGCCCGCATTCGCTGCTGATGCAGGCGTGGCTGCTGGTGGCCTACTCCACCGGGCTGCGCCTGTCCAATTTGTTGGAGATTCGCCATGACCAGATCCGTGGCCAGAGACTCCTGATTCGCCAGCATAAGACCGGCGAACCGCATGTTTGCTACTTGGACCAGAACGCCCTGCAAGCCATTGCAAAGCTGCCCCGGCGAGGCCCCAGAGTATTCGGGGACCTCATTTGCCGGGACAAATTATTGGCCCAAATGCGGCGTCTCTGCAAGGCCGCCGGGATGCAGGGCAGCACTAAGTTTCTGCGGCGCTCTGGGGCAACTTACGCGGAAATTGCCGGGAAAGATGCCAGTGGACACTTGGGTCACAAGACGCCGGGCATGAAAATCTACTACATCGACCGCATGCTGGTGGCCGAGGAAAAGCGGGACGAGCCGACGGCCCCGCCGGTCGATCTCTCAGATCGCGCCTAGCACTTCCAGCGGGTCCAACGCAGCGTTCTTCCGCTCGCGGGCCCGCTTGGCAGCATCGGACTGAAGAATCCTGTACAGCAAGTACAGGCGGCGCTGGTCCTCGGGCATCTCTGCCAGGGCGTCGTTGGGGACGGTGAGGTTTTCGTACGTGCGAACCCCGGGGGTCGTCTCCAGAATCTGGTTCAGCATGTTCCGTGCGGCCAGCCGCTTGGTCCGTTCCTCGTCAACGTCGGTCAGCTTCACGCCAGCCAGGACGTTGAACGCCGCCTTCATCCGGGCATCGACGGGGTCCAGCCGGTCGTCGTTCAACTGGCGGTACATGCTGATGCCGCGAGCCCCGAACGGGACGAAGTTGATGATCGCCTGCTCCAATGGTCGGCCGATGGGGCCGAGGTCCTGCTCAAGCACGGAGTACAGGTCCGACAGGTCCCGCCCGGTATAGAGCTGGCGGTTGGTGATGTACTCAATCGGGGCCTTGAGCAGCGGGCTGGTCTGGCCCAGGATGTTGCTGCCGGTCTTTTGGATCGTATCTGCCAGCCGCGCCGCAGCAGTGGTTCCAACGCCCGGCGTGAACAGGTTCAGCGTAGACTCAAACGGCAGGTCGATGTTGGTGATGTACCGCTGCAACCCTTCCGCCGGCTCGCCGCCAAGCAGGGACGGCCAGCCCTCGGGGAGCGGAATGGCAGCGGACTGCCGCAGATACTCGGGAATGAAGTTGTCTTCGCTTGGCTCCGTGCCGCGGGTCACGGTGCGGATCGTCTGGCCCTGCAACCCGCCAGGGCGGTTCATGATGTTGTCAGCGATACTCGGCAGAATCTGGCGCTGGAAACTGTAGAAGGGCAGAACCCGCTTCATGAAGTTCCGCTCAAAGCTGGTAAAGGCTTGGGGCGCATAGTCCAACTGCGTCAGCCGCGTCAGGTCGCCAGCGACTCGCGGATCCACGCCCTTGCGAAGCTGGTTGAGGAACGTGCCAGTCCGCAGCATGTCCTCAGTACCCTGTCCAACGGCATCGTTGAGAACAAGGAGCGGGTTGGTGTTCTGCCGCCGCGGGGCCCTTGTAATCCCCACGCCGCGGAGTGAGAAGAAGTCATTGAGGAACTCCCGCCAGCCTCTGCCCTGACGGCCGGTCAGCAGTTCGCGAGCTGCCGTGCCGATGGTCGGCAGTTCTACCGTGCCATCCGTTGGCACCGCCAGGTCAGCCAGCACGTTCCCGCCACCGACACGCTGGGCCTCGCGGTCGATCATAAACTGCCGCAGCCGCTCCTCTGGCCCCATTCCTGCATATGCGGGGACTGACTCTAGGCGGCGAGCCAGAGCGTCGGTGTTTCCTTGCCCGGCGCGGAATGCCGCCCAGTAATCCAAGGGATTGAACGCGCCCTGAGTGGCCGCGTTGTACGCTCCACTGTAGGCATTGCGAACATGGAAGGCCGGGCTTGCCAAGGCACCGACCTTGAATGCGTTGGTGAACTGGTCAATGCCACGGAGAAGAGATCCCTCGGCGGGGGCGAGTTTGGTTTCGGGGCTCAGGGTCTGCATCGCCTTGACCAAGTCCTCATTAATTGAGAAGTTGGTCGCATCCTGGCCGCCACTGGCCGGGAGCTGCTGCCACAACTGCCGGAAGTTCCGCCGGTCATACCCCAGGCGGCGGGCGGCCTCTTCCAACGGGATGTTGACACCGCCCTGCACATTGCCAGCGGGGACATCCTGAGCATGCCGGGCAAGCATCTCTGTCAGCCGCTCGGCGTTAGACAGATTGGTGGCCCGCCCCATTTCGTATCGCAGGGCGTTGTTCCAACTTGGGCTGTCGAACAAGCCGATCCCCTCATCAGCAAACTGCGTGTCGGCCGTGCGGATCAAATTCGCCAGCTTGTCGTACCGGGACTGAATCTCCCGCTGAGTGTCGTCAATCATGCGCCGCTGCCGGCGGCTCAGTGGCGCGGGGCCGAGCTGGCCGCCTCGCATCGGTCGCCCGGCTTGCTGAAATTGCCGAGAGCGGTACAGGTCGGGGATTAGGTAATCAAACGGCCTAGCAGTGCCGTCCCGAGTGAACGCCACCGGATCGGCGGCACCCAGCGTATCCAAAGCATTGTCGATCAGCGACCTCGCCGTGGCTGCGTCGGCACCGATCAGCGATTGCTGAAGAGCCCGGGAGTCGATGAGCGACGGATCGGCATTGCCAGTCAGATAGCGAAACGCACGGACGCCACCAGCAATGTCGTAGGCCGGATCGCGGGAGCGACCGAAGTTATCCTGCACGCTGAATGCGCGCCGATCCCTGCTCCAGCCCCGCTCCTGGCGGCCGGCCCGGCCGGGGATGTCAGGCGGCGAAGGCTCTGCGAAGAATCGCATCTGCCTGGGAAAGAACCCATTAACGCCTCGGCTCTGGGCCATGGGGGCGTTTAGGCCGGCGTCAATGGCGGCTTGGCGAGCATCCGGCCCCAAGGCGGTGAAGCGGTCCCGAATCGCACGGAACTCGGGGATGTTATCCAACACCCAGTCGGCCACCTCGTCGCCAGTAGAGCGGCCGGCGTTTAGGAGCGGTGTGGGAATCCGCGGAGCTTCGACGTAGTCTTGTAGCGCAGTCATCAGCCGACCGCCGTCGAACGACCGCAGCTCTTCTGGGATGGCCTGTCCGGCGAGTGGTCCGGAAGGAATAACTTCAGGGACTTGTGCGTTGCGGGCGTCGTACTCCAGTGCGGCGTACGCGCGGCGAATCTCTTCCGCCCTGTCTCTGGCAGCGGCAGACGCAAACCGCTTTTCCAGTTGCAGCTCGTTGGTCAAGTCCAAATCGGAGCGGACGGTGGCCAAATCGCCCACGGCCGGGTCGAACAACGCCGCGGCCGTTCGGGTCGCTGTGCCGATGACAGGAGCCCGCTTGGTGAAGTCGCCCAGCCGGTCGAAGCCTTGGGCAAGAGCATCCCCGAGAGCCCCGCCGCCAATCTCAAACCCGATGTTCGTCCCCGGGATGCGGACGTTATCCAGCACGCCAAGCGGAGCGTCCATGTCCGTTACGCCAAAGCGATCCATCTGACGCTGGAGGCGCTGGAGGGCTTCGGCTTGCTCGCCGGCAGGGAGTTGGTTGATCAATCCCTGTGGCGTCTCGCGGCGGAGGTACTCTCGGACTCGGGGTGTGGGAATGTCATCGGCATAGGGGGCCAGGCCTTGGGCTTGCCGCAGCGGGTTCACGCGGGTGACGGACTGCAAGGCATCGTCCCGCAGCAATCCAGCGGCGCGAGCAGCCTTTCCAGCCTGGCTGGCAGCGCCCTTGCCCAGCAAAGACAGCCCACCCGTGGCGTATGTGAGGGGGTCTAAAAAGATTTCCGCTGCCAACCCGCCCGAGAAATTGCCCCAATTATCCTCCTCGCCAGCCATGCCGTACTGCCGAAGCAACTCGCGGCCAGTGACACGCTCTTCGCTGGAGCCAAGGAACGAAAGCGGATCGCCGGCAAGCACGCCGCGAACCAAGGCCCCCGGTGTATCTAAGAGCCAGCCCGCCGCGGCCAAGCCCGAAGACCCCATCTCGGCCAGCGTGTTCAGCCAGCCGCTCTTCTCCTCCTCGGGCATGAGGTCGGAGAGGGTGGGCTTACGCTGCTCAATCGGGCCGGCGAGGATATAGTCCTCGTCGTCCAGCATGCCGAGGCGGGCACGCTCCTCAAGCTCCCCGTAGGGATCGAAGATGTCGAAGAGCGGGGATCGCGCCATGGGCTACCACCAGTCGGTCTGCCGCAACGCAAAGTCCGCAGCTTGCGAGGCCTGCTCGGGCGGCAGGTTGTAGGGCGGCTTGGTTAGGCGATCCACCAGCTCGGGCTTCCGGGTCCGGTTGGCTCCTCCCAGCCACACGTCGTCGTATTGCCTGCCCAAGGTTTCCAGCAGAGTTCGCGCAGGGCCGGACTCGTAAACACCCTGCTGGATGTCGGCAATTCCGGCAGCTTCTGGGTTTGCCTCGCGCTCGGCTTGGTCGGCCTTGGCATTCACAAGTCGCTCTTGGCCCTCTGTCTGTGGACGCAAGCCCTCCGTGATCGCCCGCCGGCTCTCCTGCAAGGCCAGCGCCTGCTGCGTGGCTTGATCAACATCCAGTGGAGTAGCCCCGCGGTAACCACGGCGGAGCAACTGGTCTGCGGTGACCATGCGATTCCAGTCGCTGATGTCGCCGCGATTCATGTACTCCAGCGGGTTGGTCTGCGCCATTCGCATGCGTTGAACAGCCTGCTGGCGAGCAGCCTTCTCTGCTGCCCGGCGATCCGACCCCATCTGGCGAAGGTCTTTGTGGGCCGCAGAGAACGTGGAGAACTCTGGCGTTTCCGTGGGATTTCCAGGAGTGGCCACTTGCCAGCGAGAGTCGGATGGCATCTGCATCCGCTCCGCCTCACGGTTATACCCAGCCTGGACCATGGCCTCGGCTTGGGCGTAAGGGATGCCAGCACGGTCAGCCAAGCGTCGGATCCGGGCCTCTTCCTCCCGTGGATTGTGACGCACATCGGCCTCAAGCTGGGCGCGCTCGCCGCGGGCGATCTTCTGCGCATTGGTCAGTTCATCACGGCTGACGCCATAAGGGCCGTACAGCGCCGCCTGCTCCTGCTCCTTAGCGTCGTAATATTCACCCCGGGCGGCCCAGTTCTGGGCAGCCGCGTCTTCACGGGCCGCCACCATGCCGGCCATGCCCATGGTCGGATCGTCCTGGTAGACGCGCTCCGACTGGGGAGGAGCAATGCGTCCGAGGCTAGCCTCCATTTCGATAGGGGTAGCCGCTGCCTCCAAGTTGTCCACCTCGGCGCCGTTGCCAGCGGACACGCTTGGGGCGTCTTCTTGCATCACCGTTCTGGCGGCGGTCATGGCGGCCTCGCGCGGAGGCATTCCCTGCGCAATTAGCTGCTCTTCGATCTCAAGCTGCCGGCGGCCCATGTCTACCTGGGCGGGCGTAAGAGGCCTCATCCTGCTCTCCTCTGTCGGGCCCGAATGGCACTGGTCTGTTCGTTCTGCATTTCGACGGGCATGATCGGTGCGTGATTGCCCCTGCGGCGTTCTTCCGCAGCACGCTGGTACAGCGCATCCGCCTCACGGCTCAGGGCGGCAGACTCAGGAGTAATCCGGCCTTCCCGCAACTGAATCTCGTTTGCCTGACGAATCTTGTCCCGGGCCATCTGGGCGTAGTCGATTTGGGCCGGAGTCTCCACAACCGGCGGAGGAGATGTCTCGGCGGCGAGGTCAGCAGTGGACATGGGCGCGGGCCGGCGGGTGATGTCCGGCACCATGGGCCGCGGCGCGCTGTATGCCTGCGGCGGGCGCATGATATTCGGAACCAGCGGCTCGGCCTCCAGCTCCTCGGCTTCCGAGGGCGCCACTCCGTCTAGTCCGGTCATGGCGTTGTAGGCAGCGACACCGGCCACACCGGCAGCCACCGGAATGGCAGTGCCACGGACAACGTCCTCCGCCACCTTGCGGGCACGCTCCATGCGAGCGCCAGGACGATTGGCTTCTGTCCGCGCAGCACGTTCCGCCACCTCATCCGCCGCTACGGCATCCTCAAGCCGCTCCATGGCCCGACGCTCGGTGACAACGTCCGGAGACTCAAGCCGCGGCGGGACGGGAGCGGAGCGAGGAGAACTGGTTGGGGTAACCTTTCCAACGGGAACTCCGGCCGTAGTGCCCACGCGGCGCTGTGGAGGACCAGGCATGCGGACCCGAGGTGTGACTCGCGTGGATAGTCCGGCTGGGCCGGGAACGGTGACGCCCGACCCAGTGGGTCCGCCGACCGGAGCCCCGCGGCCCCGGTTTCCATAAGCCACCATCGCCGTTCCCACATCATCGGCAAACGGAAGTTCCATCTGCCCAGAGGGCAATACGCCGTCGTAGTCGCCCAGCAGTTGGTATGCCTCAAAAATGGCCTGCGGCTCGCGAGCCTGAATGCGGGCCGCGAGCTGGGGGTTCATCCGTGAAATGGCCGGGAGATTTTCAGAAATTTCAGCCAGGACGCGAGGGTCCGTAGACAGCTTCCGAGCCAGCGCCGTCTCACTGAACGCCCGCACCCCATCGCCAGCGGCATCGAAAAACGCGGGTCCAGCCATTACTTCTTCCCCTTCTTGGGCACATCCGGCAGCTCATCATCGCCGTCGTACGGCATGTCATCGTCCGTGACTTCGGGAGCCGGATGCTTGCCGTGCATCTCCTCATCCAAGTCAGCGAGATCGTTCTTCTGCGACTTGCCGTTGAGCTTGGAGAGGAGCTTCTTTTCCTCCTCCTCGCTGGCGGAAAGCAGCCGCTTCACAAAACGCTTCATGCCATCTCTGGTGAAGTCGTCCAGCATCTCGTCCAGGGAAAGTTGAATGTTGCGTGCCATCAGTCCAATAGACCCCTAAGTGCTCCGAACACTGCCTGCTGACGCTGAAGGTTTGCCATTTGCTGGGCGTAGGCGTTTTGTTGCTGGAGGGCCCCGAGCTGGCGAGCGAAGTCCTCCTGCGAAACCTGACTTTCCAGGCCCGCCATGGCGTTGTACTGCGAGTCATCGATCTGCTGGCGGTACGCCTGTGCGATGCCGTCAGTCATTTCTTGGGCGGCATTGATCCCAGCCTGATTTGCTTGAGCGGCGCCGCGGCTGAAGCCAGCCCTGTCGTACCGCTTCATCTGATGGCGGGGATCGCCAGCCGCCATGGCCTGAGCCATGTTGTTGTTGAAGGCGCTGGACTGCTGGTTGGGCGTGAAGCCCCGCGGCAGCCGTGATTGGTCGATGGCGACTTGGTTCATAGCAACCCACTCAGCAGCATTTGCAAGCGGCTGTTCTGGAGGTTCTGGTTGTTCTGCTGCGCCTGGCCCATGAACGACAGTCCCTGCAATGCAGACTCTCGCTCCGCCCTGCCAGCGGCCTGCTGGAAAGCGTCTTGCTGCTGCTGGGCGTAGCGAGTCATATCAACGGCCTGGCGTTGCCGCAGGGCGTTGAAAACGTCGGCGTGGTTCTGGCCGGCGTACGGAGTCTGCGCAGCCTGCATGCCAGCCACGGCCTGCTGCGTGTCCGGCGCGGGGAACTGGGCGTTGGATCGATACGTAATCATGAGCGGTTAAGCCGGTGAGTAAGATCCATCGGGCGTGCGAACCCAGCGGCCAGGCATGCCGGGGATTGAGATGGCCGTCTGCCGCCTGGCAGCGGCCTGGGCTTCCGCCCTGGCGGCAGCGGCAATACGGCTGGCTTCGCGCCGCTGTGCCTGGTCAGCTTCGGCAATCTGGCGAGCCTCCATGTTGCGACGATACTGCTCGGCCGGGCTTTGCATCATCGGAAAGTTGCCGATGGAGTTGTCGTACAAATCCCGGACTTGCTCTTGGGTGGCGTTGGCGCCGGTGACGAGCGAGCCAAGGGCAGACCGACCAGCACTGCCCAGCCGGCCGCCCAACTCGCTCATGCCGTCATTGAGCCGGTTGCCAAGCGAGTCGAAGCCAAGGGTCGCCAGCCCGAGCGTGCCGGCCAATCCGGAGTCCATCCGGTCCCCGGCAGCGCTAAGTCCAGAGTTGAGCTGGTTGGCCAGGTTGGCCTGAGAAGAATACAAGTCGCCACGCAACCCTTCCGTACCTCCCAGCAAGCCGGCGAGAGAGCTGTTCAGGCCGGCACCCATCTGCTCCTGAAGGCTGCTAACACCGCCCGCCAAGGCGCCGCCAAGCCCGCCAATGCCGCCGGAGATGCCGCTAGCAAGGCCGCCAATCCCGCCAAGGATGCTGCCAGCCATTTGGCCGGCGTTGGTGTCGATCCGGTCAGACAGGTCGCCAATCCCAGACGACAGCGTGCCGGCGAGTCCGGCATACGCCGGAAACACGCCGCTCGCCATACCGCCGATCCCGCCGTAGCCAGCAGAGGCCGCCCCTATGCCGCTGCCAAAGTCACTGCTGATCCGGTCACCAACGCCCCGCAGGTCCGCGGCACTGGAGCCATACCCACCACCCAAGGCGCTGAGCACGGGGCTAAAGTCGGCGCTGGAGCCCTGGAGGTTGCCATAGAACTGGCCCATGCCAGAGGAGAGCTGGCCGTACCCGTCACTCGCCAAGTCGCGGAAGTTGCCGAAGGAGTCGTTGAACGCATCTAGGGGCATTGCCCTAGAGGAGTAGTGTTGGGCGTCCAACCGATCCGCATCGCCCGCGTAGCCCGAACTCAAGGCCCCAAGGTATGTGTTGTCTTCAATGCCGGATCGAAGTCCGGCAAGCTCTGCAAAACTCCGGTCGGTGACATCATCCAGCCCCGGCCCAGGACCGCGGTAAGAGGAGCCGCTCATGTCGCCATCGCCGAGCCCTGCTCCGTATGAACCGCTTGCAATGGGGCCGCCAGGACCAGAGGCAGAAAACCCAGAGCTGCCCCCTAAGCCGCCGCCCCCCAAGTCCATGCTGGCAACAATGTTGGCCGCCGCCAGACGACCACCAAGGCTGGCCGCAGCGTTGCCCAGGCCACCCAGGGCGTTATTACGAGACTGGCCCAGCGCAGAAATCGCAGCCTGATTGCCAGACGACATGCCGGCGAGCGATTGGTTGTACGACGCTTGGTTCTGCCCCCAGGCATTCATGGCAGCGTTGCCCAACGCGCCATAGGAGGCCAGTGCCTGATTGGCGATGTTGCCCGCCGCAAGCTGCCGGGCGGCCTCGGACTGCGCCATGGCGTTGGAGGCGGCTGCCCGCTCCGCGGCTAAGGCGCTGGCCACGGACGACAGCCCCGTAGCATACGCGCCGTAGTTGGACGACATGGCGTTGCCGAGATTGGCGAGGGCGCCAGAGTTCATGCCCGTAGCGTTGGCAATCGAAGAGCCGAGATTGCCGTACGCATTGGAGATTCCAGAGATGGCGCCGCCCATCCCGGTTCCGAGATTGCCGATGCCAGATGCCAGCGCACCGCCAAGGTTGGCCTGGCCGGAGGCGGCCGACTGTCCAATGGCGCCAATACCAGAACCAATGCCGGCACCGAGAGAGCCAAGCCCAGACCCGAGCGCCTGCCCGAGCCCAGAGGTCCCGCGTGAAAGAGCGTCGGCAAGCCCAGACGCGCCGCTCGCCCAGCTCCCAGCAATGTTCGATGTGCCCGCGCCCAGAGCGTTGGCAATGCCCGCAGTGCCTTGGCCGATTCCTTGGGAGATGCCAGACATCCCGGTCCCCAAGGCGGCAGCCAGGCCTTGCGTGCCGCTCCCGTATGCGTTCGCCACGCTGGAGCCGACGTTGCCGTAGCCTTGGGCGAGCCCAGAGATTCCAGAGCCGAGGCCTTGGCCCATGGCGCCGTAGCCGGTGCCAAGCCCAGCGAGGACGTTTCCGATCCCGCCAGACATGCTGCCGTAAATATCGGCAAGCGAACCGGCGAACACGCCGGGCTGCTGGACGATGGCCGTGTTAACATCTTGGGCGTTTGAGCCGCCGCCAGACCCACCGGCTGTGCCCCATCGGTGGCTGACGGTGGAGCCGCCCGGTAGCTGCCTGGTTTTTCCGCCGCCGTCTGGATGAAACACTAGTGCCATCGAAGTCTCCTAATGAACTAATGTCCCTGGCAGCTAGTTGCCAACAAGCTGGTAGTCAGGGAGCTGGACAGAGCCAACCGCCTTGGTTTCCTTGACATCTAGCTCCAGGTCCACAGCAACGTCGTCGTATCCATCGGCTTCAAGAGCGCAAGTGTCAGCGTTGAACGTGTACTTGGGCACGCTTAGGGTGGCCCCGTCCTTGAAGGACACGGTCACTTTGGTCAGGAAGGCGCCGGGGTCCACATTGACGCGACGCTGTAGCGGTATAACCCGCAGGTTCCCAATCCTGGCATCGCGTCCCGGACGCCCGGGAGGGCCGAAGCCTCCAAGGACAACCACTTGCCCGTTCTGGCCCGGCTGACCGGGAGGCCCGCCGGCACCATCGGCCCCCGCCATTCCGGCCACCCCCGCAGCACCCGCTCCGCCAGCCGCACCGGCTACTCCTGCGGCCCCCGCCGCGCCGGCTGCGCCCGCCGCGCCGGCCATTCCAGCAGCGCCCGCGATCCCAGCGGCTCCAGCCATCCCAGCGGCGCCGGCCGCGCCGACAGCGCCCGGGGCACCGTCCACGCCATTCACGCCCGGGAGCCCGTCAAATCCGTTCATGCCAGCGGCGCCAGCGGAGCCGGAGGATCCCGCCGCGCCCGATGCCCCAGCCGGACCAGCGACACCGGGCTGGCCGTCAAACCCACTGATGCCCGCGGCGCCGTTTACCCCGGCGGCTCCCGCGGCCCCGGCAGCGCCGGCCATGCCGTTGAAGCCCGGGGCTCCAGGCTGACCAATAACCACAGTGACCGGGAAGTTGTTGGAGATGAACTCCGCTGTGGAAGAGAACATAAACTGATCTCCTCCGAAGTGATTGGCAACAGACGGAGGCAGCACGCTGGTGCGAGGGGTATCAACAAATCCCTGGTTGTTGAATACGTTATTGACGTTGGTGAACAAGTTCGTCAGCTCAGGCGGCCAAGCCTCCGAGCCACCGTACACGCCGGGAGAAACCTGCTGCCGGGGGACGGACGGCGTAACGCTCAACGGACCGCGGTGCTGGAGCGGCTGATAGCAGTTCCCGAACACCTGCATGAGCTGCCGTACGGCGGCCTGCGGCATGATGCCCTGCATGGCCGACGCCAGCGTTGGCATGGACTGCGTAAACATCAGGTCACCCCCGCAATGCGGACGCTGAACAAAGACACTTGGTCGGCCGCTTGCGTGCCACCCACCTGCACGGCGAGATGCTGGTCGCCGCCCGCAGACCGCTCGCTCTTTCGGCCGGCATAGTGCGCCGACGCCGACCCGGTCGCATCGCCAAGAGCAGAGCGGGTCTTCTTCATGTTGATGGTCGCCGGGCCGCCAGCGGTCGAAGTAAACCCAGACCCCCGGTCTGACTGAATCGCATTCGGCCTGGCGGTGTCGGAGTTGTTAAAAAACAGCGACACATCCAGATTGCTGTCACTGGGCGTGGGCTTGTACAGCACCGTGATGGTGCGATCCGGCCCCGGGTCCAGCTCCAGGTTGCCAGTGCGGAGCGAATAAGGCACGCCAGAGCCGGAGTCCTGAGTCCCGGACTCCTTGCGCCACAGCCCGTCCGAGCCGCCCCGCAGTTGGCGGAGTTGGCCAGCAAGAAACGAGGACGCCGTGGCCGTGACGGCGGTGGGGTATTGCTCCTCCCACCACGCCTGCGTAGCCGTGCAGTAGCAGAGCGAGCGCACAGGCTCGGCGTCCCCGGCACGGCAGTAATAGAACCGCACCGTCCGTGTGAGGTGGTCGGCGTCTACGTGGAACTTGTCCGCCTTCGACAAGTCAACGATCTGGTCGCGCCAGTAGTTGTCAATGCTGACGGAGATGCTTTGCTCCTGATTGCCGTCAAAGGCGTAAATGCCAACGGAGTCGGCAAAGAACCCCACTCCAGCCATGACGGCCCAGCAGCGATTGTTCAGCACGCCGCGGCGCGCCACCAGCGTGATGCTCGCATCCAGAACAGGCTGGGCGACATACATCAAGCGATACAGGTGGGAGGACTGAGCCACCAGGAGCATGGAGCCAAGCGGCACCAACGCAACCACGCCGTCCGGCATGTCCGTGTTTTCTTGGACGATTAGCTCGTTGGCGGCGGGCACGCTTTCCGGCTCGTCCACCTCAGAGTAGTACAGGCTGTTGCGGCCCTGGCCGCTGGTGTCCACGGCATACCAGGCGCGGTCTTGGAACATCACGCCAACAGCAAACCGGCCGGGCGGAACCTCAAACCGCCTGGCGTTGATCTGCCCGCTGGGCAGCGTGACGGGCATCAGGCCGTAGCCGTCGCGGGTTGCATCGGTGAGATCGGGGTCCGAGAGCGTGTCGGTGTACGTACCGGACCACTCTGGATCGGTCTTCTTGATCGTCGCTACGCGGAACAGCAGCACGGCCTGGTCGCCACTGGAGCGCCACAACTCCATGGCCGTGACGCGGGTATCTACATACGGGTGCGAAAAGGACCACACCAAGGAGCCAGTTCCGGTGCCTCCGTCCACTTCCACCAGATGGGAGATAGAGGATGCAAGCGGGCCTCCCTGCTCGGGGTCGGTGTCATCGATATACCGAATCGCACACACGTACTTGCCTCGCATTGCAGCGGCCAAGCTGGCCTGCGCGCGGGCGGCCGTGTTGACAATGAGCGCCGTGGGCGGAAGCGTATACTGCCCGCCACCCAACACCGTGACCCCAGTGACGTTCCCGGAGGAGTTGACCTGCGCCTCCACTTCTGCGCCAGTTCCGAGAGGATCGCGCGGGTCTGGGCGAACGGTGATAAACGGCGGCGTCTGGTAGCCAGATCCACTGTTGCCAACCGTTACGGCAGACAGGGTGTAGATAACGTCGGCGGTCACCGCCGCGCCGCTGCCGGTCCCGGCGGTGACCGCAAAGGTGGGCGTTGTGGTAGCTCCAGTTCCCGCGTTGATCACATCGACGCCTAAAACCGAGCCATCCGCCCCCACTACCACCGCTGCGGAAAAATCGGTCAGGCCGTTGCTGGTGCTGACGGCAATTGTCGGCGCGTCCGGACCACTAGACGTGTACCCGCTCCCCCGTGCGGTAACCCGCACTGACTGGATTTCCACGCCGACGCCGACGCTGAACGTAGCGCCCGTGCCAATGCCATCGCTGAAGCTAATCTGCGGCGCCGATGAGTATCCGGCCCCGGGGTCTGACACACGGACGCCGGCCACGCGGCCATTAATGATGACGGCTTGGGCTTGCGCCGGGCGAGTCGGGGAGCCGCCGGTAAACGCAACCGTCGGCGCAGACGCATAGCCGCGGCCGGAATCCACCATCTGAATAGCCGACACACGCTTGCCAAGGGAGGCGGTGCCTCCGGTCACGCTCGGCCCCACGGCCGGCTTGTGCAGCCCAATCGGCCCAACGGAGTTCGTTCCTCCCGTCCACCGCACCCCGCGACCCATGCCATCGACACCGTACACGGTGCCAAAACGCCCCTGGAAAAACGACATTGGCCGCACGCCGCCCGTGTAGGCATAGGCGACCGCAGAAGCGCCGCTGCCCGTGGCGGCTGTCAGCGCCACTGTGGGGGAGCCGGTGTACCCAGTGCCTTGGCTGGTGACAATGATGGATTCTACGCGGGTGCCGGCCATGACCGCAACCGCTGACGCGCCTGTTCCGCCACCTCCGGCGATAGAAACCGTGGGGGCCGACACGTACCCCGTTCCGCCGCTTAGGACGCGGATTTCAACCAAACCTCCGGCCGTGCGTCCGCCCACAATCATCAGGACGGCCCCCTGCCGACGCGGATCACGCCACCAGAGTCCTGATAAATCACGGCACCCTCCTCCGGATACCTGGCGGCCGAGCGAATCGGCAGCGTGCCGGCCGTGTTGGAGGTGAAGGAAACAGTGTTGTGGCCCAGCCGTACCGTCAGTTGCCCAGGCATGAGCGCCTGAAGATTGACTTGCGTCACTGCCGCACCGGGGGGAATCACGTAGGGCGAGGCGTTAGTGACCAGCCCAGCCCATTTGTCGATGACGATCATCCCCTGTCAGCCTCCAGCGGACTCCGCCACCCACCGTCATGCCACACCTCTCGGGAGCGACCAGAGAGCGGCGCGAGTTGATCCTGCTCCATGGCGAGACGCAGGTCACGCTGGTAAAGCTGGAAGGCCTTGTCCTCGCCCGTTCCCCGAATCCGGGCCAGCCAGTAATCGCACGCGCTATCCATCGCCGCGTGCATGTGAGGGGCGATGTCGATGGGGTCAGTGATGAGGTATTTGGTCGTTGCAGCGATTGCCCCCGACGCATTCGTCGTTAGGTTCTCATCGTTGGCGACAGTGAGGATTTTCTCTTCCGCAACGTATGGGGTTAGCGATTCAATGGGGCCGGGGGAGTCGGTGGTGGTCCCGAGCCGCAAAATGCTGCCGACCATGCTGGAAGAAAATGCGGAGCCAGATCCCTCCACAATGGTGCTAACCCGCAGCACGGTCCCGGCCCTGGCGGATGGCTCATGGCCGCTCCATCGGATCGGCCGGGCCGTCCGCCGGTACGTGAAGTCCAGCGTCTCACGTTCCGTTGGGTAGCCGATGAGCTTGATCGCCCACCCCGTGGAGTCCGGGTCCTTGATGACCGTCCAGTGGAGCGGACTGCCGGAGGTGTTGGAGACACGCTCCAGCTTCATGGCCCGATCTGGCGTCACATACAAGCCAGACCACCAGTTGTATTCGTCGCTCGGCTCGTCCATGTTCCGGAAGTCCGCCGGCAACGGGTAGACCGTGCGGTACAGGCTGTAGGGAGAGGCGACGGTGATGTCGGCCTTTAGGGAGAGCGAGGAATCTAGGACGATGACGGTGCTGCTCGTCCTGGTCGCTACCCGCCCAATCTGCTCCCCAACCTTCAGGTAACCACCAGTGGCAGCCCAGGTCGGCCACGTACCGCCAGAGAGCGTGACGGTCGCCCCGCTGGTGGTAATAGTGCCCGTGGAGTACGGGGCGTCCGTAATCACACGCCCGTGAACGTGGTAGTAGGACCAGTCCCGGATCGTCGTCAGCTCGTCGTAGGCCCGGTGAATCGCCGTCCGGATGTCCCGCTGCTCGGCGTCCTGGGGGCCGCCGTATGAGGAGACGATCAGCGACTCTACTAGGTCGAAGTAGGTCAAGTAGGCCATGCTGACTATTGCCCCGGGACTAGGCCCGGAGAAACAGCAAAAACCCCGCCGCCGTGGCAGCGAAAACCGCCGCCATCAGGGCCATAAACACCAGATAGGCACGGAGACTCACGCCTGCTTTTCCTCCGGCCGCGGGTACAGGGGGACAATCGGCCCCTCATGGGCGGACTTCCAGGCCAGCATCCGCCGTTCGTCATCGACTATGAAGCGAACGGTCCCGTCAGGCCGGTAAAACGCCCACGCCACTGGCTTCTCGTCGCTCATGTCTCTAGTAGCTCGCCTGGGATCATGGCTCTGATTTCCTCTGCCAGCCGCCTCGTTTCATCGCTGGGCGTCCCGTGCTTAATGAGCGCCCGGCAGTGTTGGTCAATCTGCCACAGTGCGGACAGGGCGGCGCGGCCGAGCCGTGCCGCGTCGAACTCGGCTTGCTCATCTGGCAGGTCGAATCGGAATGTCGCTATGGGAGGCATGTCGTTTCTGATGTGTTGTGCAAACGGATTGCCGGCGACACGTTCCTGCTTTTCTGGGACAGGCGGTCAGGATTCCGCAGCCTCTTTATCTAAGGTCAGGCGATCCACCCGCCGCCTGGGTGTTCATTGAGCGGCCGCGGCGGCTCGTCGGCTCCAAGGATAGCCCGCTGCTCCTGCCGCAGTGCGGCGATCTCTAGGCGTTGAGTCCTTACCTCTCTGCGTAGCGATTGGATGTGGTCGGCAGCCTGGCTCAACAGTTCGCCAACCTCTGGCTCCCAAGCGATCTCGGCTCTCAGGCGTGTGACGATGTCGGCCTTCATTTCGTCCTCTCCAGCAGCCCCCGCAGCGTGGCTTGCTTCGCCATCGCTTCAGTCGCACTAAGTCCCATTTCGTCGGCGTACTGACCGTAGTCCCACATGGCTCCCTCAATCGCCTCCCGCTCCGCGTCGGTGAGGCTGCCATCGATCGTCACCGTTACGTTGCCGTCGCACACCGACAGCGTGGCGTCCTGCTCCGCGAGACGGCGGATGGCCTCTCGCAACCGTTCGATCTCGCCAGCCGCCTCATGGCAATACCAGTAGTGGTCTTCCGCGTCGGTGCCGAGCATATCGGCCCGTGTCTGGTTCAGTCGGGTGACGATGTCGATAGGCTGCGGGCTATCAGATTCGCTCATTTTCCACTTTCCAGAACGCGACCCCGGCGGGTTCTCGTCACCGCTTTATCAGTGCGGCCGATGCCCGCCGGGATCGCTGTTGCCACTGGGGCGGCCCACTCGTCGCCTTCCGGTTTGTATCCCGGCGCGGTACGTCTCGCCCTCGCCCGCCGTCACCCGCTGACTATGAGGGCAGCGTCCAGTTGGCTGGATATGGCGTCCAGCCGGTATGACGGCGAGCAAAGTGATCGGTACTACCTAGTTTACTACCTAGTTTCCGGTGACATTACCTAGTTTCGGCCGCCCCAATCTTATCGTATAAGACACGCTTTTCGGTGTGTTTTGCGTATGGTTTGGGGCGTCAGGTTCCGCCTCTAGCGACATTCAGCCTCTCGCTGCTTCGCCGCCAACAGTCGCTTGCGGTTGCGGTGCTGTCGCCCCCTGATGCAATAGGGGCAACTGCCGCCGTGACGGCAGGAGCCACTTACGGCCGCAGACCCTCTGTATGGCTGGCGTTTTTCCTTGCCGTGTCGGATTGCCTTGTCTAATCCCATGCCCGCACTCTACCGATCTCGTCCAGCGAGTCTACGCCTGTTCCGACGCAAGATTAGTGCGTCTAGAGACGCGCCGGTCATTCCTCTGGCGGGGCCGGGATCAGATCGACGGCATCCTGCCAAGGCACTACCAGAATCTCATCGAAACGGGCTGCGTCCAACTGGGCGAAGCCTGCGGCGTACAACCCGCCAGGGCCGACCTCCGACAACAGATCGCCGCAGAGCAGATACGACCCGTTGGTGAGCAGCGTCGGCCGGGCGTAGTGCTGCGACGGGTTCTCGGCCTGCACCCCCGCGAGGCGGTCGGCCAGATCGGAGCCGAAGACCAGCCCCCACTGAACCGCGTAGGCGTATGGCAGCGGGAGGTGCGGCAGGAGTTCCGCGACCGTCTGCGGGGCTTCGGGCAGTGTTACTTCGTCAGGCATCAAGACGCTCCGATAGCCGTGATGAGGGCCGAGGCGCGGGTGTCCAGCAGGGCAAGGTCAAGAGATTCGCCAATGGAGTAGAAGGCGATGCGGCCGTTGGCTCTCGCGCTTGCAGCGTCAGAAGTCGCGAATACATGAAAGTTGCTAGATAGGGTCGTAGTGCTTGCTACGGTGATGGTGTTGTTTGTTTTATTGGCCCGGAGGGTGTATCCAGTAGAAGCCGCGCGAGACAAACCGATCAAACCAGCAACATTTGCGCCAGACGTTATGCCGCTGGTGTTGTCTCTCGCGTTTGAGTAAATGCTAGACGACAGGGAAAAGAAGTGCGTCTTGCCGTCAGCGGCCCCGGAGCCTGCGTAGTATTGCGTTCCGCTATTAGCAGTGGTGGCGTATACAGCAACGTGGACATCGTCCTGCGGATCAGCGTTTCCGGCCCGGTTTGTGTCTAAGAACTTAGTGCTTGCATTGCCCACCAACCCCGTCAGCCTGTTATAGTCGCCGCTGACGAAGTTGTTATTCGTCGGAGCCGTGCCAACCAACGGCACCAACGCCCCCGCGAGCGTGTTCGGCCCGCACAGGACGCAGCACGCCTTGATAGCCGACCAGATACCGTCAGCCTTGCATCCTGAAACGAAATCGTCCACCGCCTTGGCCGTCGCGGTGTTGACCGACGATCCGGCGGCATAGACCGCATTGATCCAGTCTACGGCCTCTGGGTTGGTGGCAGTCGGAGGCAAGGTGATGCCCCACTTTCGGGCGAGGTGTAGTTCGATCTTGCGCCGCTCGCTGTCTGTCAAGGCGCGGTCGTATGTCAGTAGTTCCGCGAACGTGCCAGAGTAGAACAGCGAGCCGCCGGTAGAGTTCATAATGGCAGCGGCTTGCGATGCAGTGTCAGACACTAGGCCAGCGGTCAGGAATGAAGTATCGGTCGCAAACGGCACAGAGTTGGAATAGGCAATCGCCGTAGCGTTGGCGTAATCCAGACGGGCCACAGCGACTATCGGCTGGCTGGCGACGATGGTGCCGCCCGTCGCTGAGTCGAACGAGTCGGCATCCAGCCTGCGGCCACCGGCTCGCAACTCCGCTCCGTTGAACTGAAGCAGCGAACGAGCCCCTGCGCTTGTGCCGACAGACCAGAACACAGCGGTACGGATGCTCGCTACGGTATTTGGCACCAATACCGCAATCATCGTCACTCCCGGCTTGTTTCGCACAACGTCGCCAGCGTTCGACAGAGCCATGTCATGGCTGGTGCCGTTGGCGACCAACGCTTTCCGGCCGTTCTGCGTCCCCAGCGTCGGCCGACTCCCCGCCATCGCCTGCGTGGCGTGTCGGTTGTTCCCTGACTTGTCGCCCCAGTAGCCCACCGGATCGCTGGTCGCGGTGGCGGGGGCGTGGACGCCAGAGATGCCCCACTTGGCGGCGAGGTAGGCTTCGACGCTGGCGCGGTCTGAAGACGATAGGAGCGTGCTGTAGGCGATGATTTCTGCCACTTGGACGTTTGCATAGAATCCATCGGAGCGGCGGCCTATGTAGTGCGTGCCGGTAAGGATCGGATTTGTGAAGTTTCCAGCCCCAAGCGGAACAGCGGCTCCATTTAGGAAAATGCTGTTTGATCCTGTAGCCGGGAAGGTCATGGACAGCACATCGTTGAGCCCGATTCTTGAGCCTGTCGCGGCGGTCGCAGTAACATTAGCAGTGTTTGCAACTACCTGAATCCCACCGGAGTTAGACTCCTGCCGAATATCAAAATGTCCAGTAGAGGTTCCGGCAGTGTAGGTCATGCCGAATGATGTCTGGGCGACGATCCGCTGCACCACAAACATCGTCAGCGGCATCGACGTATTTAGTGGTGCCGATGCCGACAGGCTGTCGTTGACCCCGTCGAACAGAATGGCGTTCTTGCCGCCCATCGTCGCAGAGTTTGTTGCAGGCCCATTGGCACCTGAAACTCTCGTCCACACGCTCCCAGCCGTTGACTTATCCCGCCACTCCGTAACTTCCCCAGACGTTGCGTCAATGGTTGTCGCATCGCTGGCGTCCAGCCATAACTGGCATCCGCTGATATCCAGCGGGCTGCTCACCGCCGTCACCGGCCCCGCATCGGTGGTGTAGAGCGACGAGGCATCCGCACCGTCCAGCCAGAGGGCTAGGCCGCTGATCTTGCGAGGGTTGAACGCCGTGTCCAGCGGCCTCAACAAGCGGGGATTCATCGGCATGGGAGCGTCCGTAGAGTGGTGATGTCCGGCCTTAGGCCACCGTGACGGCGTTTGATAGCGGTCCTTCGCCAATGGCGTTGACGGCCGCAATCTGCACCGCTGCGCCAACCC